ATATCTGTCATACCCATTTTGCACGAAAAAGGGCAACGAAAGTTATTATTTCTACACAAAGGATAGTTTGGGTTTCTTCTGTCGTTGTGTTGTAGATGCATCAACTATCTGCCGGTGCACTGGACGGACAGATCGAGATGAGAAATTGATATTTGAACACGATGTAATTGTTTATCTTGACACATATAGCACAGAAAGCGGATATGCAGAAGCAGATTGTGCCGGTGAAGTTTTGTGGGATGAAGAAACATTGTCTTTCCAAGTTACAAACAGATTATCTGCTGAAAGCTATGAGGTTTTGGATGAATGTAGTGTTGTCGGCAACAAATTTGACAATCCGGAATTGTTTGAGGTGTAACTATGACGGAGAATGAAGCAATCGAATTTATGAAAAGATATTTAGATGCTGATTGCTATACAGATAAATGCGTAAATGCGCACAATATGGCAATCAATGCACTTGAAGAAGTACAGCAGTACCGAGCAATCGGCACAATTGAGGAATGCCGGGCGGCTGTGGAACGTCAGAATCCGAGAGCTGCTATTACTGAAAAAGAAGATAATGGGATTAAAAAATATACATGTTATGCATGCGGTAGGTACATGGGTTGGTCAACTGGAACACTTCCTGCTCGTTATTGCTGGAAATGTGGTCAGAAATTGGATTGGGGTGATGAAGAATGAGTTAAAGACTTAAGCCATGCCCGCTTCGGGAACTGCCGGATGAAAAATGTGGCGCATGGACAGATGGAATGATTACGGCATATAACAAATATTTAAGCGAAGTTTTAGAAAGAAAGGAATAACGAATCCTCGGTAAACCGAGGTTGCAACTTAAAGGTTTATGGATTTATTAAAAGTAGGTGAGAGCGAATGAGTGGTGGAAGTTGGAATTATTTGTATTGTAAAGATGTTGACGAGCTTATGAATGGTTCGTCAACAGAATTACTGCAAGATATGGCCGACAGATTGAACAGTGCAGGTTTTGAAGATGTGGCTAAAGATACACAAAGATTAGTTGAGTATATCAAGTCGGCAAGTATACGAATAGAAACACTTTTTGAAGCGCTTAGTCCTGTATTCAAAGCTGTTGAATGGTTTGATAGCGGAGATTGGGGCAAAGAAGCTCTGAATAATGAGGTGCTTAAATATCGAAAGTCTAATATTGATAGTTATGACAAAGCTGTTGATGATTTGACCTCTAACATCATTGAGCGTTTTTCCGGAATGGCTATGTCAAGCGGATTACCAACCGAGGGCGCAACTTGGGAAAATGCCATAAGACAAGTAAAGCAGATAGCAGAACAGTTGAAGGGAGCGAAGCAGAATGAAGATTTTAAGCAAGAAGGAATACAATAAACTCATTGATGATTTTGAGGAATTGCAGAAAAAGGTCGAGGAACTCAAAAGAATAAATGAAAGCCTTGGGAAAAAGTTAGAGGATAAGAAGACAAGTTACAAATTGAACAATGGTAAGGATTTCTGCTTTAAATGTGAAAACTCTTACAGATACAAAACATATTTGGGAGGGATGGAAATCGAAAAATGCGGTTGTTTGCTTGATGTGCCCTGTGAAGATTTTAAGAGAAAAGAAAGCGAGTGATTCAGAATGAGTGACAATGTAGAGATAGTAATAGCACAGGCTTTAATGATGAGAATTAAAGATTATGCAGAAAGAGCCTTGGATAAAAAAGATGTAACACTTGATATGGCTATGGTTGAAATACGCGATACGGTTGACGCTTATGACGAGTATTTTCAGACAGGCAGAAAGCCCCAGTAACTAACTAAAAATCAAAGAAAGGAATAGGTTGTGCGCACATAAAACCGAGGTTTCCTTTTGGTAGATTTAGAATGTATAAAAAGAAGATTAAATGTGAGATTTATCGTGATTCTATGCAGAATTACAAGAAATATGCAATACCGCCAGCACAGTTGATTATAGCTGATGTTCCTTATAATGTTGGGAACAACTTCTATGGCAGTAACCCTATGTGGTATAACGGTGGCGATAACAAAAACGGAAAGAGCAAACTTGCGAAAAAAGCGGCTTTCAATTCGGATTTTAACTTTAATTTGTATGAATACTTCCATTTTTGTTCAAAAATGTTGAAAAAAGAGGACACAAAGCCTATCGCAATGGGCAGAAGTAGTAATAGTCCTTGCATGATTGTGTTTTGCGCATTTGAGCAGTTGTCAACATTGATTGCGTCGGCGAAAAAACATGGATTCGTTAATTACATACCGCTTGTATTCTGTAAAAATTACAGTCCACAGGTACTTAAAGCTAATATGCGTATCGTAGGTGCTACGGAATATGCACTCGTACTGTACCGAAATAAGTTACCGAAATTCAGAAACGGCTTGCAGATTGATGAAAACGGAAAGAATATCAGAGGTACAGGACACATGATTTTCAATTGGTTTACTTGGGAGAAAGACGGAAAAGATATACCGAAGATTCATCCAACGCAAAAGCCGGTAGCAGTCCTTAAAAAGCTGATTGAGATTTTTACAGACGAGGGAGACGTTATTATTGACCCTTGTTGCGGTAGCGGTAGCACGCTAAGAGCCGCCGCAGAGCTTGGCAGAAGTGCATACGGATTCGAGATTGACAGAAACTTTTACGAGCGCGCAAAGAATGAAATGCTTGTATTTGAAAATGATGAGCAAATGGATTTATCAGATTATATTTAATGGAGAAATGGCTTATGAAATTTACAAAATTCATTAAGCCAGAACTTGAACAAATCAAAGAAAATGCCAATTTCACGGAAGAAGAGGAGAGAATTTTCTCTCTTCTCTGCCGTGGTTTTTCACAAAAGCAAATATCCACAAAAGAAAATCTATCACTAAGAACGATAGAGTACAGAGTGAGAGATATAAAAGATAAAATAGAAAGAACGGGGGTATTTGATTGGATGAAAAAGAACTGTTGAAATATGCCGTTGATAGTGGTATTCTCGACATAGCACTTGTGCAGAAACAAGTCACTATGCAAAAGAGAGAAAAATTACTCAACAAAAACCCTTATAAAATCTATCAAGGAAAGGATGAGAACTGGTACTCATATCTGCCGGATGAAGTAAAAGGCAGGCGTAAAATCAAGGCAAAGCGCAGAGAAGCGGTCGAGCAGAAGATCGTTGATTATTGGAAAGAAAAAGAGGATGACCCTACAGTAGAAGAAATCTTCAATCGTTGGATTTCGCAAAAGCTGGAACTTGAAGAAATCAGCAGGGCAACCTACGACAGGTACTTAATGGACTTCCATAGATACTTTGATGGTATTAAGGATAAGAGAATCAAAAGAATAGACGAATGCGACCTTGAAACGTTCATACGAAACAGCATCCATGATTTCGATATGACTTCCAAGGCATTCTCAAACTTCCGGACGCTAATCTATGGAATTTTCAAGTATGCCAAGCGGAAGAAGTATGTTAAGTTTTCAATTACATACACGCTGAAAGATATGGATATATCGCCAAAAGCATTTAAGCACGTAGTTCGGCAGGCAAAAGACCAAGTGTATATGCCGGATGAAAAGGAACGCATGGAGATGTACTTAAAGAATCACTTGGATATAGTGAATCTTGGATTGCTATTTATGTTTAAGACAGGTGTCCGTGTCGGAGAATTGTCGGCATTAAAGCGGAAAGATGTTGAAAACTACACGGTTGCTATCAATTCTACAGAAACACGTTACCGGGATGATGATGGCTTCCATTATGAGGTCAAAGATTTTCCAAAATCAGAAGCCGGATTGAGATTTGCCATATTGCCGGATAAGTACAAATGGATTCTTGATGAAGTACGAAAGAGAAATCCCTTCGGGGAGTATCTATTTGAGAGAGACGGAGAACGGCTGAAATCCTACAACTTTCGTGAACGTTTGCGGTATATCTGCGAACATGAACTGCGAATGAAAGTGAAATCTCCGCACAAAATCCGAAAGACATACGGAAGCATCTTGCTCGACGGAAAAGTGAAAGAGTCCACAATCCTTGATACTATGGGGCATACAGACATTAGTTGTACAAAAGATCATTATTATTTTGATCGTACCGGAATCGAGGAAAAGAGACAGGAACTTGACTTAATTGAAGCATTATGAGTCCCTAGTACTCAAAGGTACTCAAAGAAAAATTGAAAGAATGGCTATTTTAAGCCGTTTCAAGACAATTACTTTAGGGTTCGATTCCCGTACGGACTGTTTTAAAAGTCGCATAAACACTGTGTTTGCGGCGTCTTAAAAAACTTTGGTACTCAAAATGGTACTCAAAAACTGAACACAAAAGAAAGGAGTCTGCACAAGTGCTTTAGATTCTTTTCTGAAAATGGTAGACTTGGAACGCTTTGGGCGTTCTTTTTTTATGCGGTTTTTCTGCTTATTTTTTGCGGAAGAGCCGTATTTTTTTATGCAAAAATATAAGCATAGGAGGGATGCGGAATGTTATTTACAGATGAAATTCTTGAAAAAATCTTAACAAGAGAAGATGTGTCGAAGGTTCCGCTTGTGTATCAGTCAGCTATGATTCACGCAATCAAGGAAGTATTGGAGGAAGAGAATGTATCAGATGCAAAATCAGAATATGGCATTTAACCCAAACCCAAGCTATGCCGCATATCAGTACAACCCAATGCAGAGGTTTCAACAGCCAGAGCCACAGATTCCGCAGATGCAACCGCAGTTTCTTGGAATCCAAGGAAAAGTAGTGCAGTCGGAATCAGCAATCATGGCGAATGACGTACCTATGGATGGAAGTGTTGCGTTTTTCCCGATGCAGGACATGAGCGCAATCGTAGCAAAACAATGGGATGCCAATGGAACAATCAGAAAGACCGTTTACAAGCCTTTTAATGAGCAGATGGCAGATTCTTCGATTGATGATAAAAGAATTGAAATAGGGCTATCTGACGATGCGACAAAGGCTATTACTGACAAATTGGATTGCTTGTTTGGAAAGATGGAAGAGTTGGAAGATAAGTTATCCTCGCAAACGCAAAGAAAATCTTCACGAACACAAAAGGAGAGTGAGTCTTAATGAATCCTATGCAGATGTTACAGGGAATGAGAAACCCACAGCAGTTTTTACAACAAATGATGGGGAATAACAGCGTAATGAGCAACCCTATGGCTCGTAATGCTATGCAGATGGCACAGAAGGGAGATTCTAAAGGCATTGAGCAGATGGCTAGGAATTTGTGCAAAGAAAAGGGAATTGACGCAGATAAGGCTTTCGAGTCGTTTAAAAGCCAATTAGGAATGTGATACTAATTCTTGCAAGATTATGTATATAAAAAATGAATTATGGAGGTAAATTCTATGTTTAACACAGGTAATTGTGCATCCGTTCCGCTTGTCGCGAACATTGACGGAAACGGAAATAACAACGGATGGGGCGCAGAAGGCTCATGGTTATGGTTCATCATCGTTATCTTTGCTATCTTCGGATGGGGTGGATTCGGTAACGGATTCGGAGGAAACGGAATGAATGGTGGTGTCGGAAGCGAAATCCAGCGCGGATTTGATAATCAGGCGGTTGTGTCAAAACTTGATGGCATTTCAAATGGTCTTTGTGACGGATTCTATGCAGTACAAAACGGCATGAATGGCATCAACACAAACATTTTGCAGACCGGATTCGGCATTCAGCAGGCCATCAATGCTGATACAGTCGCTAATATGCAGAATACCAATGCTTTACAGTCACAGCTTGCTAACTGCTGCTGCGAAACGAGAGAAGCTATCCAAGGCGTAAACTACAACATGGCACAGAACACTTGCGCTTTGCAGAACACCATGAACAGCAACACAAGAGACATTATCGACAGTCAGAATGCAGGAACACGCGCTATTCTCGATTATCTCTGCAATGAGAAAATTTCTTCCTTACAGGCAGAAAATAGCGACCTTCGCAGAGCAGCTTCACAGGATCGTCAGAGTGCACTGCTTACAACTCAGATGGCGGCTCAGACACAGCAGATTATCAATGCAGTAAATCCGTCTGCTATTCCGGCATATGTCGTGCCTAACCCAAATGCTTATGCATATGGATGTGGATGCAACACCGGCTGTAACTGCTAAAACTAAATAATTGAGTATCTTAATTGAGTCTAACTCGATCATGTCTGCTATGCAGTATTACTTATAACCAAAGGGCAGACTATAATGTTTGCCCTTATTTTATGAAAGAGAGGTAAAAATAATGGAAGTAACAGGAATTGCATTACAAACCGTTGCCACTGGAGAAGATGTTGCATTCACAGAAACGGCAGTAAACGGAACAAAATGTATCGTACACAGACAGGGAAGTGGAATTGTCAAGTTAAGAGGTATCACAAATCAGTGCAAGGCAAGATTTTTGGTATCGTATTCCGGCAACATTCAGATTCCGACAGGCGGCACAGTTGGAGAGATTTCACTTGCAATCGCGGTTGACGGAGAGCCTTTGCAGTCAACAAAGATGATCGTAACGCCAGCCGCAGTTGAGAATCTATTCAATGTATCAGCACAAGCATACGTTGATGTGCCTTGCGGTTGCTGCAGTACCGTAGCCGTGCAGAATACATCCACACAGGCTATCGAGGTTCAGAACAGTAATTTGATTGCAGTAAGGGAGGCTTGATATTATGCATAAATTTGCGAAACAGATTATGGATTGCGTGAAAGCCCACGTTGATGGCATCGGAATCGAGAATTTTGAGGGTCAAAACCTTGATGATCTTAAGGACTGGACGGAGATTGCAAAGAACATCGTATGCTTTGACAAAGACTACAACATTGTTGAAGCCATGAAAAAGTCTGAAGATGAAGAAATTATGCGCATGGTGGAAGAATTTGGGGACTATCCGGAAAGAAGATACTACAATGAGTACCGGTACTCAAACGGAAGATTCGCACCAAAAGGGCGTGGAACACGCAGAGGATATGTAGAACCTCCATATTACCATCAGATGCCGGAAGATTACCGAGAGTGGGAGAGCATGCCGGAATACGACCGAATGAGAGACCTTGACAGAATGAGTATGGGGAAGATGTATTATTCAGAGCCTATGAGCGGAAATAATGGCATGAGTACCGGTACTCACGATGCAAGAGAGGGCAGAGCCGGTATGAGCCGGAGAAGCTACATGGAGACAAAGGAAATGCATAACGGAAATTCACCGGAAGATAAGGACGCAAAGATGAAAGAACTTGAAAAGTACATGAAATCTCTTTCGGAAGATGTGACTGAACTGTTTTCCGGTATGTCCCCAGAAGAGAAACAGTTGACCAAGACAAAGCTGACTACGCTTGTCACGAAAATGTAATAGAGAGGGCATTTTGCCCTCTTTGTTTGCGAGGTGGTAAATTGTTCACGATAAACAATAAAGTTTGGAATTTGGTCAAAGTATCGCGTTACAGCGATATGCTACAGAGAAGTGACGGAAGCAGAACGGTAGGAATGACCGACAGGAACACGAAAACGATATATCTTGCGGATGATCTACGCGGAAAATTCCTTGACCGTGTGTTATGCCACGAATTATGTCATGCGTTCTGTCTTTCGTATAATGTATACATGGATATTGATACAGAGGAAATCGTAGCAGACTTCTTGGCTACATACGGAAGAGAAGTATTTGAAATAGCAGACAGACTATTGATTGAACTTATGGAGGTTGCATAATGGATAAAATTTCAGAACTCTTACAGTATGTGCGCCGGACAAATCCGGAAATGACGAGAGAAAGGCTGATAGAAGAGTTGAGCAAAAGTGATTATGCTGCGCGGTCTTTGATTTTTACGAAAGAAAATTTTTTCCGCGCCGCAAAAAATATTTCGTAATTTTTTTGTACCCCCCTGGGGTAGAGTTTTTGGGGTCGAGATTCCATTTTCACGGATTCCCCAAAACGTGTAACAAACGTGCAAATATCTGCGACATTCCGCAAATAACACAAATACACCATATATTATGTTATATATAGATAATGCACTGATGATATTTGATAATATTGCCGGTCACAGGCAAACGCCAAAAGACGCTTGCCCGGCTTAGTTACAATCTAGCATAGACCGCATTTTACCACTTGTCAAGATAGTTTTTCCCGTCGTACCGGCTGTAAGTGTGTGTTATGTTTTCCGGTCTTTGCGTGATCTGCATCCAGTCACCGCCACGTTGGACGGTTATTTTGGTTTTTGCAGACTCCACCCATTCCACACCCTCGAACTTGGAATAGCCGCACATTTTGCCAGATATTTCCGGATAGCCAAGAGCAGACACCCGGCGCATGATTTCCCTTTTGCCGATATACTCATATTTCCCCATCTTTCACACCTCCTTATATCGTGTTTATTTGTCAATGCGCGTTATATGTCCGCATCCGGCGGAACGGTGTGCAATCTGTTTTTTGTTGGAGATGCACAAGCTCCAAAGTGCCGCAATAGTGACGGCTTGCGATCTTGCCGCCGCTCTTAATGATAGAACGGTAGAAACGAGCTTTCCCGCGTGTCTTGCGTCTGCATTAAAGCAGATCAACCGCGATTATTTACGGCTGCGGCGCGCCGTGTGACGGCAATATGCCGCCATATAACCCGATGCAGTCCCAATATATGACCATCGGTTAATAAATCCACGCCGCCGGAATCGAACCGGCTCACAACGCCACCAGGCACGCGGAAAGGGGCGGAAGAGTACCGCCCTAAGTGCTTTATTTTGCTTTTTTAACCGATATAATACGATCATCGGTTTTATCCTTTGGCGTGCCGTTGTCGCTGATCTTAACAATAACTTTCTGTCCGTCTTTAAAATGCAAGTCGGTGTCCGTGTCGGACATTTCCCAGATGTTCCCGTCTGCGGTATAGATGTCAAAACCTTTCCCAGTCAGTCTTTCGCCGTCCTCGTAGGTATAGGTATAACTAAAATTCCGTACGGTTCCGCGCACTTTGTAGGTGCGCGCGGCCTTTGCTTCCGTTGTTGCTGGTGCAAGGTTTACAAGGGTAACTGCAGTTAATACAATAGCTAAAATTTTCTTTTTCATGACTGTTTTCCTCCGTTTTTTGTTTTTATGCACTCAAAATTGAGTAAAACCGCCGCCGGTAGTGATCCGGCGTGCATCCTCTGCGGTTATTTTAATTCAAAGGCATAATATAAAATTTCCCCGTTATCTCCCTTTACTGCCTTAACGGTGGTTAATTTTTCTAATGCTTGTGACATTGGGGAGCCATATGTTCCACGCTCCCAAAGCCTGGACTTTTCCGCCATATTCCAAAAGCAACCAACTTCTATACCTGTTGCAAATCCTGAATACTTCGCAAATGTCTTTTTGATAAAATTTTCGCACCATTCAACCTTGATTTTTCTCATTTTCCTATTCCTCCACATTCTAAATTTTTCCGGTTATCCGGGTAAAAGCAAGCCGGGGAATTGAACCCCGGTAAACGCCGCCGCTTGCCTAGATTTAAGGTTTAAAAAATTTTGCGATCTATTTCTGTTTCTTCAAACGTCTCATACAAATGTGCCACTTCGGAAAATTGTTTCTTTGCGATTTTACAAGCCCTTGCGTATGCCGAACGGTCATTTGCGGCTTCAACGAAATCTGTATCTCCGTTATTCATTTCAAAGTAGTATGTTTTCATGCGATCAACCTTCCTTTATTCAAAAATGAACCCGTAGCCGCTAGTCTGTGCGGCTTTCTGAAATTCTTCTTTTCCGTACTTTTGATACATCTTTTCAAGGCTTGCTGAAATGTCAAACCCTGCAAGTTTTAACTCAAACAGTATTTGTATTTTGTCGTCCATGTTTCCCCTTTCTGGTCTGCCATCATCAGAGCCGGGAGACCGTCCCGCGGCTGACGCTCCAGATCGGAGCGTTTCGGCTAATTAAGGCTATTTAATTCAATGCATTTTCTATTACAATCCTCGATTGATCCGGTAAATACGATTTTGCCGTTTCCGTTGATTTTTTCGACAACGCAAAAACCAAAATAATCGTTGTAAGTGATGTAATATTCTTCCATGTTCTATACCTCCTCAATATATATTCTTTCTTCTGATCCGGTTTCTTCATCCTCATAGATTCCGTTGAAATCATCAAACCATCTTTCGGCTGCGTTGTGGTTGTATGTCTCTCCGCCAAGAAGAATGCGTCCGGTTTCCGTTACAAGTCTGTATTTCTTTTCCATGTTGTTTCCTCTCTTTCTGTGCTTCATTTGATACTTGTATCATATCACTAATCTTAGTGACAGTCAATAGTAAATATCACTTTTTTTAGAAATATTTCTCTTGACTTTTCCCGATAGGAAAAGTATGATTGATTTAAGAAAAACTATATAGAAAGGAAGATGCACAATGCTAAAATACAGATTTGATGTAGGGGACGCACTGGAGCGCATCGGCTTTAACTCCTACACGGCTAAAACAAGCGGATTGTTGAGCCAAGAAACGCTCAAAAAAATAAAACGCGAGGACACAAATATAAATGCAAAAAGCATAAATAATCTTTGTCTGCTTTTGGATATGCAGCCGAAAGACATCTTTATATATATAGAGAGTCCGGAAGATTTGGAGCTGAAAAAGAAATTGCAAAAAAAATAAAATATCACTTGCAAAAGTGATATATATATGCTATAGTATAGTCAGATCAAGAAAACAGCACAGCGCCGAAAGGAGAACGACATATGAAAATAAAAGGAATCGGAACAATAAGCAAAGAAAAAGCAATGAGCATCCTAACTAGAGAGGGAAGAAAAGCCGTAAAAACTGGATTGATTACGACCGAAGAACTTGGCCAGATGTACAAGCTGGATCAGGTCGAAAAAGCATCAAAGGTCGGAAAGTATGGCGAAACTTTCCGACAGTCTTACAAATGGGTTCCGGACGATCTGAAAGAAGAACTTACACCGGAACAGCTTGGAAAACTCGTAGATAGCTTTTATGAATGCTACGGAGCAGGAAAGAACGCATAAGAAAGAGAGGAAAACATTATGACAGCAAATGAGGTATTAAAAAATTTAAAGGCAATGATCGGAAAAGAAATGGATTTTGACGATGTTGTATGTGCGTTTGAAGATTTCGAGGAAGGTGGAGAAACAAGCGTATATGTGGGAGAGAGCAACAATAACGGATATGACTATATAGCATATATTGACGCTCCGGAATCCACACAGTTTTTAATTAAAGTGAACCACGAGGACGTTATCGAAGACGTGTGGATGTTATAATGGGCGAATATATTCGTTATAATGGAAGCCGTGTAAAAAACATAAAAGGACAGCATTTCGGGCATTTGATTCCGCAGAAAGTAGTGGGGATAAAAAATAAATATGCAGTTTGGGAATGTCTATGTGAATTATGCGGTGGAACAAGAGAAGTTTCTGCAAAGCGTTTAAACTCCTGCAGTAACACAACAATGTGCGAAAAATGCAAAAAAGAAAGAGAGGAAAACAAAATGAAGAACTACAAAGAATACGAGAAAAGGTTTATAGGGTCAAGCGATATTGCGGCATTAATACTTGTCGGATGCGATGAAAACGGATTGAAAACAAGCACTCTTGATTTTGGCGAAGATGGAAGCTACATGGCATACGTCGTTGACGAGGACGCGGAGATAGGTGCACATTATAAAAAAGTTGCTGATTTTAAGCACTGGCTCAAGATTTATGATGATGACGAATTGACATACCGGGTTAATGCACAGGAGATAAATATATATCGCGCTGGAGATTTTGGTTGTATCATACAGACGATTGGCAAACATTAAAAGAAATCGAGTGGGAAAGATTAAGAATCTGACCCACTCATTTTCATCACTGAGAATATAATTATTTCAATCCGTGCATCCGGGGGAATTGCTCCAGATACCACGCGCAGAGCATCCACTGCACGCGACGCAAAAACATAAATTAAATGCTTTGCTTTTACTAAAAAGACTATTGTTTCAATCCGTGGTCGCCGGGATCGCTGGCGGCACCACATCGGCAAGCATCCATGCCGTGTGACATATCTATAGTCTATCATAAGATCGGGCAAAATGTAAGTAAATATTTAACAAAGGGCAACTTTTCTGGCTGCCTTTTCTTTTTGCCATGTCCAAAATCAACAACGCATCAGGGCATATCTTACAAAATCTCCGAAAAACCGTAAACAAACCGTAAAACTTTTCTTAAATTTTTATAAACAAGGATAGTTGTATTAGGTTCTTGACAAGTCCGAAAATGATAGAATAGTATCAGTTTTTACAAAAAATCGTCTGACAATCGTCTGACATAAGGCGAAATAATCGTCTGACGTCGCTTTTTCAGAACTATGTTCTCTTTCTCTATCTTTTTCTTAATCTTTTAAATTAATAATAATATACTGTATCTAAAGCCTATAGGTTTATAGTAAGTGTATATCCGCATACGCGCGCGGCGTAAGTATATAATACCACCGTAAAAAATTAAGGCTTGACTTTAATCCCGGAAATAGTGTATACCAGAATCAAAGAGATTAAACAGAACGGAGGTGTGAATAGTATATGCAGGATATAAAGAGTGTAGAGAATGTAGATCTTACAAGCCTTATAGTGGATCTAGGTACAGTACAGATATACACATCAACTGTACAAGATTTAATAGACAACGCTTGTATAGAATTCCACATCGAAGATTTGTTAAAAGCTGGACAGAGACAGTGGAAAGCTGTTATGCAGTATGTTGGTATGCATTTATTCCCGGATACAAAAGCATTAAAAGATAAGAGCTTAAGTCCTCTTGGTAATGCAACTATACCGACTAACTGCAATAGGTATGATAGAGAGGTATTATATAAGCTTTGTGATTATTATATATACATCTCCAATGTGTATAGCAAGTTGGTAAGTACGGTAGCATTTAGTTATTTTTGTAATATACCTACGAACACAATGGATATATGGGCTAGTGATGAACCAAGTTCGCTGACTTTCAAGATGTGGCAAAAATTGCAGCGATCCCGTAAGGATTGTATCCTAGATCGTGCATATGATTCCAATAGCCCTGTAGGCACCATGTTCGTGGGAAATAATGAATTCGGCATGAATCAGCCCGGCATTGGCGATAATGCCACGCAACGCAAGGCAATCACAGCGCAGGAGCTGCCAAGATTGGACGAGAAAAAGAGTCAAGAATTGCACGCAATTGATACACAATTTACGGATGCAGCGGCAAATAATACGGTTTAAATTGTGTGTGATTATTCTACAATTCACAAATGCAGTAATATCAATGGTTGTAGCGTTTCTACTGTTCGTAAACTATTCGGAAAAGTTAGGTTTTGCGAATAGTTGCAAGGGTATGACGTGAATTGTATTAAAACAATTTGATTTTCACACAATGACAACAGAACGAAACGGAAAATATTTTAGATTTCCATGTTTGCAAGAAAAGGATGGGGAGGGAGTCTGACAGAAAGACCACCGGGCGGCTACTAAGTCCCTCAAATTCCTACAAAAACAAAAAGTCTTATTCAGACAAAGGAGCATACATGAATCCACTGAAAATTACAGAGCCAATAGATTCTACAAACGCAGAAGAATTTCAAGAAGAGGTAAACAGAGTAATAAAATCACTGTCTGAGTCTTATCGTGAGATAGTAGACATTAAATATTCTACACACGTATTCAATGGCTGGAAGAGAGGTTATAGCGCAATAGTGCTTTACCGATAGCAATAAAAAGCCACTTACAACACACCCATTGACTTTCATCGTAAATAGGCTATAATAAATTTATAACAATTCACTTTCACGTTGCGAATCGCAACTACATTTCCAAAAAATTTTTTAAAAACAAAAAGAGTGTTTCGGACAGGAGAATGATATATGACCGGGAATGAGTATCAGGCTTTAGCAATGCGGACAAATGATCGCAAAGCGACAGAAAGAATTTCGGATAAATTCGATTTGCTTAAATTTTGCAAAAATAACAATATCGCATCTGCGTTGCAAGATTATGACCTTGGCGGTATCTTTAATGCTTGCCTTGGGTTATCCGGTGAGGTTGGAGAGTTCAACGACATAATCAAAAAATGGATTTTCCACGAGAAAGAGCTTGATATTGACCACGCAAAGAAAGAAGCCGGCGATATTTGCTGGTATCTTGCAATGCTTTGTGAATCCTTCGGCTGGAGCCTTGATGAGATCATGCAGATGAATGTAGACAAGCTTAAGGCACGTTATCCGGAAGGGTTTGACATTGAAAGAGCAAACCACAGAGCGGAAGGTGATGTTTAATGGCAAGCTGCGGCAATGAGTTGATGAAAACCGAGTATTCCGAAACCTTTGATGAAAAACGCAAAGGATTGATTGAACAGTCGTATTACAAATACGGACCGGCGAGAATGAATTTTGCAAACGGGAATGTGGATGCAATCGAAAGTTTGAAAATGTGCCTTGCCAAGTTTGAAGAGACCGGGAATCTTGAATATCTGTGTGATGTTGCAAACTATGCCATGTTCCGGTTCATGTTTCCAAAAACAGGGGAGTATTTCGAACATACGGACTCTGATTCATCTGCCGGGATCTTCGGTATGAGCGTAAATGAAATGGAACGATTCAAACAGGAACACAGCTTTGAGGATGGGAGATATTGATATGGCTTTGAAAGTTATTGCAACAGCGGCAGATGCCCTCGTAATACTGGGACTTATGAGAGAACAGGTAAAACAAAAAGACAATTCAAACGCAATGGGGTATTTGCTTTCATATGCGATCTTTGCAATGAATATTATGGTCATTTGGAAATGATGGGCTATCGCCAAGCGGTAAGGCACAGGATTTTGATTCCTGTATTCCCTGGTTCGAATCCAGGTAGCCTAACTGGTTACATGCTGACGTTCCATGTAGCCACGTATGTTTTTCATATGTACTTGAACCCTTGGTTGAGTGATTCAAGCATTTGGGTTCCTCCTTTCGCCACTAGGACGATTCTGTTAAGGGCGGTGCGAGACCGTCCGGTGGTATTTGCCGCGGAGCGCGGCATTAGGCGTAAGACTATATGGTGATGAATGATGATCGTTCCGTAATTTGCTGACAAGCAATCCATATAGCAGTCAGACTTGATAGTTCGGGTGCCTATCCCACGGTGCCTGAGCTGTCAAAGATATAATTCCCCACATATAGTTAGGCAGTGGCAGAATGGGTATTGCAGGTAAAGAAACCTATCGGTAAGAGTGTTGCCAAGTGGCAGACGGGCGATCATCCGTAGTCAGCAACCACACCTTTTCTGAAACCAATAATGCAAGGTTCGAATCCTTGCCTGTCTAAGCGGTCAAATTATGCTGTTTGCTTGCAGGCGCTCTATGATTTAGCTGTATCGGCATTTTGTATGTCTAGTGCAACGCATGGCACGAAAAACATTATTGCTAACCGTCGGATGACGGTTCTGGCTTGTTAGCTGAGACGGATTAGCGACAGACTGAAAATCTGTAGAGGGTGGTTCGATACCGCCACAAGCCATAGGTGATGTTGCCAGTACACCCCTAGTGTGTTTATTACAGAAATGCAGGTGCTAATCAATATACCGGTTAAACTTAGCACAGGGAACTGGATTGAGCGGTTGCCATTCAAAAGATGGCGCCAACCGCTGACTAAAAGAAACTTGCACTTGGGGTAGTGTGGAGCAAGTAAAAAACGGAAACTGCTCGGCTATGCAGATATGGTGTAATGGTATCACAGGAGATCGCTAATCTCTCCAACGAGTAAAATCGTTGTCAAGGTTCGAGTCCTTGTATCTGCGCTCTTGCCCGAGCGAAAATCCTAGGTATGCCTTGGGTGTTGATGTGTGACGGAATAGGTAAACGGAATTGTCGTAGAGAATTGGTTGAAACCGACAACATAGATGACCAGATTGTACACTCCTGCGTGGTGCAAATCCACGCCACATCAATTCCTTATCTTCACTTAGTCGGGTGCTACTGCAATAGTTCCGGTCGATGGGAGACTTATGGATGGTAGCGGTATTATTGGAAACAGAAAACCCTTCCGTGATTAGAAATTGCAGATTTGAAAGCGGTTGGCATGGTTTGATCTGACAGGGTTCGATTCCCTGTGCCGCTATTCGAGGTTAATATTTACGCAAAATTGTGTGTAAGTATGATAAAAACATTGTGGAATATTTATATCAAACAAAAGACACGGAATCTCACGAGGATTCCGATTTTTGCTATGATTGGGGGCGTAAGAATGTGTGATTTTTGTCGGAATAAAAAGAAAATCATTGATGGTAAAGGAAATTTAGTCCTTTTGGAGCTGAAAATAACATGATTTTCGACAATAGCGATGGAAAAGAGGTTGCAGGAGCCGTAAAAATTAATTTTTGCCCTATCTGCGGCAGAAAGCTGGTGGAAGAATGAAACATCAAAAAGAATGGCACACTTGCGACAGGTGCGGTGCTGAAATAGAAAAGCCTAAAATATGGTACGACCGAATGTTCCCTTATCTAAGAACCGTAAATTTAAAAAGACCTATGCGTTTCAGAGAAATATTTGCAGAAATTGAACAAGGGAGAATAGAACCGGTTATAAGTAGAGACGGTATAGACAGTATTATATTGGACGAATACTATTGCACAAAGACAAAGCAAATTGACTTATGCCCTAAGTGCAGGAAAGATTTTGAGAGGTTTATGAGGAATGAGAAGAATTAGAGAAACATTACATTGTCTGCGCTTAGATAGCAGAATAAGGCACAATATAAGATATGCACAAAGACAATGGTTCTTTTCGTACTTTAAGCACTTTAGAAAAGATTTAAACATGCCATTACCCAATAGCATCAAGCAAGCAAGAGGAATATCGAAAACTATTTTAGAAAGAGGGTATATGCAAGACCTTGTACATGATTCTGTAATGCGTATTAGATATTCGAGGAGATGCAATACTCGTGTGTGCAGGGCTGCTAGGAATGATTAGTGAGGTATGAGAAATGTTTGTTAATATGGGAACCCAAACCTATGAAATGAGCCGCGAGCAGGCAAAAGCTATCCTTGGAACGGCTAAGAAACTTGCAAATTGCAACATATACGGCATTGAAAAAGGTAATGTGGTGATTATGCTGAATGAAAAGTATGAGGACGATATGAGCCTTAAAAAAGCCGTAGAGGAGTATAAAAAGAAAGGGTTCAAGGTGCATTGGAAATGAAAATAATCAAAGAAGGCAGCCTTAGGTACGAAAGAAAACCTTTAAAGTTTGAGTGTAAGAATTGCAAAACCGTTTTTGAAGCGGAAAAGACTGAATATGAATATTGTGGAGATCAAAGGGAAGGCGATAACTACAAGTGTGAATGCCCATTGTGCCACAAAATGGTATATTACAATTAAAAGACAACCGGCTAACAAATGGAGTTAGTCGCTACCCTAAAACAGTTATAGGCAGAGGTCAAGGCACTTCTGCTTTTGCGGAGGTGCTTTTTATTTGGCTTCAAAGCAGTTAATCAATGCAGTAAATGGATATGAAAACTACATACAGAGAAAAGGCGTTGATGAACAGGTAATAGACGCATACATACAAGCCGTAGCGGTTGCCTTAAGGACAGAACATGATGTTGATTATGGATTGAAAATATCCGCAAGGGCAAAGCAACTTATAGCAAGCTATGTCAAACAATATACAGGTGGCAGAGTCGCAGACTTAGAAGTGTATGCCGGGGAACATGATACGACATACAAGGTGCTTCAACAATTCTACGATGTTTTGATGTATGAATCAGCCTATCTCGTGGACAGCTTTTTTTATTACATTGAAATTGATGAAAAAGATCCGTGGAAAAGATTTTATTTTCCAAGAAGAAAAGTGCTACAACCTGTAGTCGGAGCATACCAGGAGATTTATGACGGAAAATTGGATTTTCTGTCTGTATCGCAACCGAAAAGAACAGGAAAAACAACAGGCGGTCTGAAGTTGGCGCAGATGATGGGCGGACGCGACCCGGACGGAAGTATATTCGGTGTTGGAAAAGGCGAAGGACTTGTTAAACGATTTTATGGCGGTTTATTACAAGGCTTTGAAACAGAAAGCACTTACAACAGATTCTTAAGTGTTTTCCCGGAAGCAACAAAGATAGGCGAAAAGGACTATAAAAGTGCTGAAAACCTATCAATCGACCTTAAGAGCAAAAATATCTTCCCGACATTTACCTGCAGACCTATTGATGGTGCAATCGTAGGATGTACCGAAGCAAATGTACTTGTCTATATTGATGACTGCGTTAAAAACCATGAGGAAGCACGAAATAGAGATAGATTAGAGTTTCTTTGCGAGAAAGTAACAGACGATGTTCTTGGTAGACGATTAGAGGGAACACCTATTATCATACAGGGAACGAAATACAGCCTGTATGACCCGATTACGGCTTTACAAAATAAAGCTGATGAATTGGAATGGCGATGGAAAGAAGTTGCGATTCCGGCACTTGACCCGATCACAGATGAAAGCAATTGGGAGATTTATCGAAAAGATAAAAAGGGATTGCGGAAGATATTCACAACCGGTTACTACCAAAAGGAAAGAAAACTTGTTTCGGAAGAAACGTGGGCGGCAGAGTTCCAACAAGAACCATTTGAAGCAAAAGGGCGAATGTTTGCGGAGAACGAGCTTAATTATTTTGAGGAACTTCCTGTTGACCGAGAACCAGATGCAATTATGGCGGCTTGTGACAGTGCTGATAAGGGAGAAGATAGCTGCTCAATGCCGATTGGCTATGTGTACGGCAACGAGGTTTATATTGTAGATGTAGTGTTTGATAATGCCGGAACACAGTTTACCAAGCCGGAATGCGCAAATATGCTTATTAAGCACAACGTAAAGACGGTTACATTTGAGAGCAACAGTGCCGGAGAATATTTTGGTCGAGATGTAATGGATATTGTAAAAAAACAAGGCGGGAGATGTAGCGCACGGTTCAAGTTTAATTGTTCAAACAAAATAACTCGAATGGAAAATGCGAGAGATAATATCATTCGTGATTATTATTTCCGAGATTTCAAGAAAATGGACAGGCAGAGCCAATATTACAAGTTTATGAAAGAACTTACGACCATGACAAGAAGTGGAAAAGTAAAGCATGATGATGCACCGGATTCAGTTGCTTTGTTTGAGAACGAGATGCGAAGCGGAACACAGGCAAAGGTAGAAGCGGCAGTAAACCCATTTAGGAGGTATTAGGATATGACAACAGACAAATATCTTTCACAGATAAGCAGAATTGACCATGCGATTGCAAATAAGCTGGAAGAAATCAAGAGGCTATCCGATATGGCAACTTCTATATCCATATCTCCGAAAGAAGTGGATGTGCAATCATCCGGCAATCCCGATAAAATGGGGAGCGCGGTATCGAAGATTGTTGATTTACAGAATGAGGTTCAGAAACTTGTAGATGAATTGGTTGATAAAAGACGGATTATCATATCGCAAATTGACAGCATGGATAATACAGATGTATATATCGTGCTTTCATCACATTATGTCAATGGAAAAGATTGGAACTTGATTTCCGTTGAGATGAAATATTCCTACAGGAACATTATGAAACTTAGGAAAAGAGCATTGCAGGAGTTTGAAAGACGTTATGGACAACTTTACTCTGAAAAGAGTGCATAAAAGTACACAATAGTTCACACTCTTTCACAACATTTCCTAAAACTTGCATGATATACTAAAAGAGTAGAAAAACAAATTCCTACAACCCCCAAAAGCATATAACACGTAAAAAGCACTGTCAGAAACGGCAGTGTTTTTTATTTACAAGAAAGAGGTTGCTATGAAAAAAGTAACTATATATTGCCCGGATTGTGGAAGAATTGCCGGACATTATGATGGGAGATCTACGATAGACCATCCGTGTAAATGTAAAAAATGCAATCATATTGTGATTTATCGCGTGGCAACAGGCAAGATTGAAACGAAGCCAATACCGAAACGCGCTTGCAGTAGTGGAGTTTTATTTATATGAATACACAGTATTTTCATGACCTTGTAAAAGGCAGATATGGAAGAAAAATTGCATATTCTAACGTAGAACAGATTACGGCAGACAATATCGTAAATGTTGTCGGAAACTGCATTGGTGCATTTTATTTCAACAAGACGATCATTCGTTATCTGTGGAACTACTACAAAGGCGATCAGCCGGTATTGTACCGGACAAAGATACAGAATGCCGACATTACGAACAAGATCTCCGAAAACCACGCATACGAGATTGTTCAGTTCAAGGTAGGTCAGACCTACGGTGAGCCAATTCAGCTTATTAGCAGGAAAGATGATGATCGGATAAACAATGCAGTTGATGAATTTAACGATTATCTAACCGATGCTAATAAGCAGGAAAAGGATATTAAGGCAGGAGAGTGGCAATCAGCAACCGGAACATCATTTAAGGCGGTGCAGATTACAAAAAATGGAGATATACCATTTAGAATTGTTGCACCGACACCAATGAATACGTTTGTTATCTATAGTCGTTCCACAGAAGAACCACTTTTAGCAATCCAAGAGCTTAAGGATGCCGATGGACAGATGTATAAACTCTGCTACACGGACTCTTATGAATGCAAGATTGTGAACGGAAAGGTTCAAAATTGGCAACTACATGGCTTTGGCGGAATCCCGATTGTCGAGTTTCCGAACAACCATGAGCGCATTTCTGATATTGAGCTTGTGATCGGGCTATTGGATGCAATCAATACGATGCAGTCAAACCGAATGGATGGTGTTGAGCAGTTTGTTCAGTTTTGGATAAAGTTTGTAAATTGCGACATTGACCCGGAAACCTTTGAAAAAATGAAGATTTCCCATGCGCTGACGGTAAAATCCAACAATGAGCAGAATAAATCAGATGTTGACATTATGACGCAAGAGCTGAATCAGACAGAGTGCCAAGTCGCAAAGGATGATTTATGGGATAATGCACAGTCCATTCTTGCCATACCAAATAAGAACAACAATAATTCCGGTGGAGATACACAGGGAGCGGTTGAACTTAGAAACGGATGGGACTTCTCGAAGTCGAGAGCAAAACTAAAAGACCCGATTGTAAAGTCGGCTGAAAAAAGACTTGCGAAAGTTGTTTTGAATGTGATTCGTATACAGGATCACGATTTGGGATTGAGTTTGCGCGACTTTGATGTGCAGATCAATCACAGTCCACAAGACAATATGTACACCAAGTCGCAGACACTATATCAGTTGTTGCAAGCCGGCATTCATCCTCTTGTCGCAATCAAGTCGGTTGGGCTATGGGGAGATGCGGAAAAGACATTCCTGTTGTCAAAACCATACTTGGATAATCTGTGGAAAACGATTGATGATGCAGAAGCACAGGAACAGAAAGCACAAGAGTTGATAAATAAAATGAATACAGATGGCACGCAGAGCCAGACAAACAAAGATAAGACGGTCACCGAGTAATCGGTGGCTGTTTTTATTTTATAAAAATTCGCAAAGTTGTGAGCGTAAAAATCAACAATGTCGTTCGGTGTCGTTGCACCGTATAAAAATTCGTATGACATATCGGAGGTAATGAATGAAGAGAGAAGATCTGATTGCTATGGGATTAAGCGAGGAAAACGCGGACAAGATCATGGCAGATTATGGAAGTTCCGTACAGAGAGCCAAAGCAAAGGTTGACGAGTACAAGACAAAGGCTGACAAAGCCGAAGAGTTGCAGAAGCAGCTCGATGATATCGAACAGGGAAAGCTCACGGAAGTCGAGCAGGCAAATAAGAACCTCGAAAAAGCCAATGCGAGAATCGCGGAACTTGAAAAAGCGCAGGCAATTTCTAAGCAGCGCGCGGATGCAGCCACCAAGTTCAATGTAACTGCGGAGCAGGCATCGCAGATTGTCAAGGATGATGGAAGCTTTGACTATGACGTTCTCGGAAAGATTATCTCTGAAAAAGAGACCGCCGCAGCGCAAGCCAAGGAGCAGGAGATTGCAAATGGCAGTACCAATCCGGGCGGTGGCACGGCTGGCGGTGGAGATGGAACTGAAAGCAAAGGCGCTGAAATGGCAAAGAAATATAATCAGCGCTATGTAATCGAACAGTAAGCAAGGAGGTATAAACGTTATGGCTTATATGAAAACCACTACTTACACTTCTGGTGTAAACATTTTAGCAAGTGAAGTCGGACTTGTGTTAAAAACCTTTGAGGGAACACAGGCAATGGCAACACAGGTAGATGATAAGAAGATTATCAAGGCAGGAACTGTAGTTCCCACAAATGACGCTTCTGCAAAGGGAATTGTCTTTGAAGATGTTGATATTACAGATGACGCAAAGAAGCCTATTTCTGTAATTATTGCAGGCCGTGTTATTAAGGCAAATTTGCCTGTTGCAGTAGATACCAATGCCGAAACCGCACTTAAAACAAGCGGAATTTACTTTGATTAAATTACGGAGGTAAAAACAGTATGCCTAGTGTATTAACAATGATTACAGATAAGGATAGACTGGACTTTTCCCAGAACTATTCTATCGCAAGAAACTATGTAGGTGATAGACTTTTTCCTGACGTTAAGACAGAAAACCTTGAAGCAGAATACGAAAGGCTTTCCGAAGGTATGGATTTACCTACCGCAGCTATGGTTCATGCGTTTGATACCGAAGCTGCTATTGGTGTCAGACCGGGATTCGAGAAAGTTAATGTTGAGAAACTGCTTATTAAGGAGAAAATAAACCAGTCTGAAAGACTTCGCCAGCTTCTTAATCATGGAGTAAGAGAAAGCAATCTCATTGATTATGTGTATGATGATATGGGAAGACTTTCCGATTCCGTAAAGACAAGAACTGAAATTGCAAAAATGGAAGTTATGTCTACCGGTAAGATGACCATTAACGAAAACGGTCTTAATTTTGCTATTGACTTCCAGGTCAACAAGTTTAAGACACTCAAAGGTTGGGAAGACCCTACACATGACATTCTTGGTGACGTTGCGGATATGGTGCAAATGGCTCTTGATAAAGGATATGTTGTAAATACCGCATTAACTTCTACCAAAATGCGTTCTTATATGCTTAAGAACGAAGGCATTATGAAAGCTATTAAGGGTGTAAATTTTGTTGGAATGGCTATTACTCAGGCAGAAGTAAATAACCTGTTAATGAGCCTGTACGGTATTTCTTTGGTGATTGATGATGATATGTACGGAGTTGCCAATAAGGAGAATACCACAAGAACCCCTAAGAGATTCTTACCCGACAATGTATTTACTCTGTATGCTTCTAACGGAAACGGAAGAGTTGGTACTGGATTATGGGGTGTTACCCCAGAAGAGGAAAAGGCAAGTGCATTTACCAGTCTTTCCATGAAACAGTTCATTACAATTTCACAGTGGGCGACACCAGACCCTGTTGCTGAATGGACTAAGGCAAGCGGCGTGTTTATTCCTGTTCTGCCTAACCCTTACGGAATCGTAATCGGAACACTGACAGAGGGAGAAGCTGGACTTGATACTCTGGTCGTAAACAGTGCAGCAAGTTCTTCTGACACTGGTTTCACCAAAATTACTGTAAGTCCTTCTAAGACTTCTAATAATTCTTACAAGTACAAGGTAGCGGATGATTGCAAACTCCCTCCTTATCTTGGAAACGTGAAGACTTACGCAACCTGGGACGGAACTTCCGAGATTGAAGCACAGACCGGAAAAGAAATTATGATTATCGAATGCGACCCTAACTATCGTGCTGTTAAGGCAGGAATCACTAAAGTTGTCGCAAAAGATGAATAAGAGGTAAATCATGGCAGATTACACAACCTTGGAGCAAGTAAAAATCAGATTGAAACAATTTCATATTGATAGCGAAACCTCTGAGGTTGTGTTTGATGACCTTGAAGATAACCCTTTGATTGAACAGCTTTTAGAGCAGGCAAGGAATGAGATTATCGAGAAACGGAATTATCCAGAGACGTACACGCAAGACCAGATTGACAGTGATGTTAAGAAGTTTGAAAACGTTATGGTCAATTTGGCAGTGTACGATCGCTCACAAGCAGGCGAAGCTTACATGGCAAGTTATTCCGAGAATGGTGTGAGCCGAACATGGAAAGACCGTGAAAGCCTTTTGAGTGGTGTGTATCCGTTTGTGAAAGCAATGTAATTAAAGAAGATTGAGCGTGACCATATTGCCGATGTAGGCAAAATAGTTGCAGGCGGCGCACATTAAGCGGTGGTGGGCAGTGCGTCAAAAGGAGATTCAAATGAAAAGTATTTTGATTCAAACTTATCTTGTGGCACTTCCGATAGTGCTTGGATATATAGTTTGGCTTCTTAAACAACAAAAGAAAAGCAGGGATGCAAACAGTAAAGGAACAATGCTCCTTTTGCGCGTCCAACTTATTGAATACCATGCAAAGTACACCAGAATCGGAGAAATACCGTCATATGCCTATCAGAACTTCTGTGAGATGTATGATGCGTACCATGCGTTAGGTGGAAACGGAATGGTTACGAAAATGAAACATGAGATTGAAGAGATTCATATAGGGAAAGGAGATAAAAGCCATGAGGAATTGGAAGGATTGGACTAAGAAAGCCGGAATCCGAGCAATCAAGACTGTTGCACAAGCGGCGATTGCCGGAATTGGAACGGCGGCATTTATGGGCGCGGTGGATTGGAAATATGTTCTTTCTGCATCAGTACTTGCCGGAGTGTTATCGCTTCTGACAAGTGTTGCCGGAATCCCAGAGGAAAACACCAATGCTTGACATTAACAAGCAGGAAATGAAATATTCGCAATCCGGTCAGAGGGTATTCATTCCACAAACTGACGAAAATGGAGATATTGTCTATGAAGGGTACAAGGATTCCGATGGAAACTTTGTACCTTATTTAGATTCCGAAGGCAACAAGATTCCAAAGGGCGAGGAAGTTGAAGGGTTTTCAGAACCTACGACATTCCAAGCCAATATCAGCAATAAGCTGTCAGAAGCCCTTGTAAAAGAATTTGGAATTGATGATAGTACATCATACTGTCAGCTTGTCACGGATAAAGGATATTTACCACTGAAAGCCGGTGACGTTGTGTGGAAACGTTCGGAAGTAAAACGCACTGATGATGGACTTGTGGATTCAGAAACCGCAGATTACATCGTAAAAGGCGTTGCTGATGAAGGACTGACCACGGATTTGTTTCTTCTTCGGAAGAATATTAAGTAGGTGATTGTATGAAAAAGAAACCTATTTCAATGACACTATCCACTAAGTCCATACAAGACGCCATAAAGAAATTAGAACAGTACCGCGATAGTTTACAGGCTAAATGCGATTTACTTGTTTCTAGGCTTGCACAGATAGGTCAAACAGCGGCAATCAAACATATATCGGAATCACCGATTGGAAACACGATTACAGTTAGGATTGATAAATCACCACAGTTAATGACCTCGAATGCGATTCTGATTGCAACCGGAAAAGCGGTAACGTCAGAAGATAGAGAACCGTTCTATACTTTGTTGGCGGTAGAGTTTGGAGCCGGTATTTTTTATAACTCCAAGGAGAACCCAAAAGCACCAGAACTTGGATTCGGTGTCGGCACATATCCGGGGCAAATACACGCTTTTGAAGATGGTTGGTACTATTGGGACGATAAGACCGAAACGTGGCGTTATACCCACGGTATCAAAGCCACAATGCCTATGTACAATGCGGAACAACAGATTATTCAACAGTATGTAAAGATTGCAAGGGAGGTATTCGGTGGAAAATGAGTTAAATAGTTGGGCGCTTGATTTTGAAGATACCTTATGTTCCCTTTTGAAATCATACATGGAAAGCAAGGTAAGAGGAATTAAGGTGACGCAAGAGGAAGAATCGGGCGGCACCGCAACATTCCCGACACTTTTAGTCAGACAAATCGGTGTCACAGAAGCCGGACGAACGAATGAAGCAAAGACAATCAACGCAATTCGCCCAACATTTCAGATCACAATTACAAACAAAGGTTCAAGAAAAGCAACTAAGGACATCGCAGCATATGCGGTGTCTTTTTTTAAACAACAAAGTTTTGAAGCATCAAATGTAATCACAACAATTTCCAAGCAAGTGCGAACGGTTACATTCCGCGCGACTCGCGTAATTGGAAACATTGAGCATTTAGATCAGCTATAAGCAGAAAGGAAGTAGAAAATCATGGCATCAACAAGCTATAGAACACGTGTCATTGTAAAAGAGCACACGGAAAAACAGGCTGACTTTGCAGGAACATACAATCTTTTGGTTGCCGCTAAGTCAGTTCCAAGCCCTGCGTCACCACCAAACACGGTTGAGTCAACCACAATGGAAGATGACCAGCAGACTTTTGAAAAAGGAATTAAGACTTCTGATTCAAGAGAAATCACAGGAAACCTTGAAAAAGAATATCTTTCAAAAGTGGATGGATATGGAGATAAAAAACTTGATATTATTCATCTGTATGGAACGGACGGTATTGGCGGTGTAGCGAAGTACGCATATGTAGGAACTGCAACAGCCACACCTAACGATGTAGGTGGGAACGATGAAATCCTTGAAATGACGGTAACAGTTATTCCAAGTACAGCATCAGAGCTTGTTACAGATAAGCTGAAGGTTGTTGATAACAACGATGGAACATTCACCGTAACAGTGGTGGGGTAAAAAGCCTATCGGACGAGCAATCGACCGCACTGGTAGGCGAGGATGAACGGTCGATAGCAGAACTTGAAGCAATAAGATAAGCAACAATGGGGCGGTGGCAACACTGCCCCTTGCCAATATAGGGCAGAAAGGCAAGGTAAAACATGAAAGTAAAGTTAGGAAATAGCGAATATTCAATCAAATTTGGTTTTAAACCAACATTAAAGTCGCATCTTATCAAAGATGTATCAGAGTCGGTAAGTGAGCAGGACGGAAGCTTAGAATCCGTAGAGAAACTGTTACTTGAAACACTTCCTAAAATGCTTCTTGTAGGATTACAAATAAACCATAAGGACGAGTTCGGATATGACTACGAAACAGGGGAAGGATATGACGAGCAGTTCCAGAAGGTGCTTGATATGCTTTCCGAAAAGATTGACAATGGCGAAATCAACTGCCTTGAATTGTTTAATGAGTTAGAGTCCGAGTTGGAGTCAAACAGTTTTTTAGCGCAAATGATGGAGACGGAGAAGAAGAATCAAACGCCGGCGAAGAAAACTCCATCCAAGACAGCCAGCAAGAATTAACATGGGAATATTACGTTGCGGAAATCCGTCCGTTTTACCTTGTGGTAACGAAAGGCTACGGATTTTCCGTTGATGATATAGATATGATGAATCCAGAGTTGCTTAAACCTTATGTGGATGCATATAAGGCAGAATGGAAGCAACGCGACATGGAAATGTATATGTGGTTTGGCAGATACGCAACGTCAGCACTTGTGACCGCAATAGACGCGACATTCGGAAAGGGAAATAGCAAGTATGTAAAAGAGACTTGCTACGATTCTATCGAAAAGCATAATACGGACGATCCCGATGCAGAGATACGAGAAATGCTTAAGGCAGAAGAAGAATGGGCGGCTAAATCAAGGCAATCACATTTACCAAAGCCAAAGATAGTTTAAGAAAAGAGGTATTGCTATGGCAGTAATTATCGGAAGTGCGCGGCACGATGAACACGGAAATTGCTATTCTGGTGGGAAAGCCGGAGATCAGACCGGACAGGAAGTGTCTACACAGAAGTTTTATAACCATTCTAAGGGATGGTACGTGCTAAGAGCGAAGGACGATAGGGTTGCGGAGAAGTTAGCCGAAGCTATGAAGATTGCATCTGATAACAAAAATATCGGCTATGACCAATCGGAACGCTACGGAGTCATTAAGCATGGAATCAACACAAAGGTCAAGACGGAATGCGATTGTTCTTCCCTTGTTCGTGCTTGTATTATCTATGCATCCGGCAAGGATGTGGGAGATTTCAATACATCCAATGAGCGGTCAGTAATTCTGAAATCCGGCTTATTTAAATATGTAGGCTCTTATAAACAGGGAGACACACTTTACAACGGAGATATTCTTGTGACACGCACAAAAGGTCATACAGTGATTGTTGTAAGCGGCGCGAAGAAAAGCAAAGCCAAGTATTATCCGAAGTATAAGGGAAACTCAAACTCAATCGTTGAAGCATTAAAAGCTGTTGGGGAAGATGATGTATCGAAAGAACATCGTGCGGAAATCGCAAAAAAGAACGGATTTTCCAATTTTAAGTTTACATCAGAGGAAAATTCAAAGATGCTTTCTCTTCTGAAAAAGGGAAAACTGAAAAAGTAATTCAAGGGCGGTAGGGGTCAAATCCTACCGCCTTTTTCTAAAACTAAATAAAGGAGGTGTGACTGTTGGAATTAGAAACCTTAGAGGTCAAAATTCAAGCACAGGCAAGGCAAGCTAACGGACAAATTGATGCGCTGATAACAAGACTTGGAAAGCTATCTTCATCTTTGCAAAGCATAGATTCTAGCGGAATTAACCGGTTATCAACCGGAGTAAACCGATTGTCTAACTCAATGAGTTCCATGAGAAGTGTTGATTCAAGGTCATTCTCGACTCTTGCAAGAAACATTAAAACGCTTAGCAACATTGACACAGGAAAGATAAATGCAGCAGCCGGAGCAATGCGACAGATTTCAAAGTCTGTAAGCTCATTTTCCGGTATGTCGAAATCGGTGCAAGGTTTGTCGGAATTAGCTGGAGGAATCAAACAGCTTGGTTATACAAGCTCTACAAAAGCTATCGAGAACATACCGAAACTTGCGGTTGCAATGCGACAGCTCATGTCGGAATTGTCAAAAGCACCTATGGTAAGTCAAAATCTTATCAACATGACAAATGCACTTGCAAAGTTAGCAAGAACAGGTGGAGCGGCAGGAACAGCGGCAAAAAACATCACAAGCTCATTTAGCGGATTTAGTTCCGGTGCTTCTGCGGTTACTAAGAAGTCTTTCTCTCTTGCGTCTGCAATCGGAAAAGTGTATGCAACGTATTGGACTCTATTCCGAGGATTTAGGCTACTTGGAGATGCCATTGACATATCATCCTCACTGACAGAGGTTGAAAACGTTGTAAGGCAGACATTCGGGCAGTATGAAAGCCTAATTAACAATTTCGCAAAAACATCAATTGAAAAATTTGGTATGTCCGAATTGTCCGCGAAACAGTTTGCAAGCCGTTTCCAAGCAATGGGAACTGCCCTTGATATTCCACAAGGTAAAATGGCAAAAATGTCTATCCGGTTGACAGAATTAGCCGGAGATATGGCTTCATTCTACGATGTGAGTCAAGAAGATATTGCCAAGAGTCTGCAATCTGTATTTTCCGGTACTACGGCACCTATGCGGCGTTATGGTATCGACTTGACACAGGCAACATTGAAAGAGTGGGCGTTAAAGCAGGGACTTGATGCGAATATATCATCCATGACGCAGGCTGAAAAAGCCATGTTGCGTTATCAGTATGTGCTTGCACATACAACCAATATCACCGGGGACTTTGCCAGAACAGCCGATAAACGAAACTTTTGTTTCATGTGTCGCGCGGCATAGCAATATGTCGATGAAAATCGGGTAAAATCGGTGAAAGCTAAGTTGACTTAGCGCGAACATTTTTGTATAATATGTTTGAGGTGATTTAATGCGAACATATTATATCTACAAAGCAACAAATAAAATAAACGGAAAATCTTATGTCGGTCAAACTTGTGACTTCCATAGCAGAGTGTGGCAACATCAAAGGTGCTACGAAAAAGAAGATTGCGACTTTCATAGAGCAATTAAAGAATTCGGGTTTGACAACTTCTCATGGGAAATCATCGAAACGTGTGAAAGCGAAGATAGAGCCTGTGAGTTGGAAAAGTATTACATTGAAAAATTTAACACCTATCGAGATGGCTATAATATGACCAAAGGTGGGAAAGGTGCGCCGTATCATAACGCCAGGGCGGTTGTTTTGCTGACGCTTGACGGGAAATATGTTAAGCGTTATGATAGTGCAATGGATGCAGAAATTGACGGATTTCATAATGCGGATGTTCTGCTTAATTGCAAAGGAAAAAGGCGGCAAACAAAGGGCTATATGTTTATGTTTGAGGATGAATATGAATCAAACGGAGCGAAAACCTATAGAAAGCCGGAACCTAACGGAATGAGAAGCATTATTCAATGTGATATGGAAGGAAATTTTATACAGAAATTTAAAAGTTTGCAGGAAGCGGCTAGGATTACCGGAACAAATAGAACAACTATTTCCGGTGTGCTTTCAAATACTTATAAGTCGGCAAATGGATATATTTTTGTATACGAAGAAGATTTTCCAATAAAAGATTTGAGTATCTATAAAAAGCGTAAAAAAGGAAGAAAAATTGCGCAAGTGGATGCGAAAAGCGGAGAGATTGTAAGAGTGTTCGATAGAATATCCGAAGCCGGGGAATCTCTCGGAGTTAATTACAAAGCAATACATAAGGTAATTGACCAAGAGGGACGAACTGCTTATGGTTATAAGTGGATAAGCCAATAAGCTAATACCGAGATAAGGCTATAAAATAAAAGTTATAGCACATTGTAGAGCGTAGGGATTGAACCTATGCTCTTTTCTTATGGAAAGAGTGTAGAATATAATATCCCCAAGAGTATCCGACAACCACAACGCTGTGGTTGAAAATGTACGCCGAACTTATGGGAAACCATAAGAAGTAGAGGATAAAAAGCCTTTACGATAACATATTGACATGGCATAACCAAATAACCATGCTTAAAGAGAACTTCAAAGCACTTGGAGCGGTTGTTGGTGGTGGTTTAATCAATGCATTTAAGCCGTTTATCAAGGTACTCAATGCAGTTCTGCAAAAGGTTATTTCTTTTGCGGAAATGGTAACAAATGCTTTAGGCTCAATCTTCGGATGGAAGTATGAAGCAAGCAAAGGGGCAGGAATCAGCGGTCTTGCTGATGATATTGGGAGCGCGTCTGATGGCATGGACGATTTAAGCAATGCCGCAGGAAACGCAGGGAAAAACACAGGCGGTATCGCAAAGAATGCCAAGAAAGCAAAAAAGGAAATCCAACAGGCAACTCGTGCATTTGATGAATTAAAGGTTATTTCAAAACAGAGTAAAGACAAGGGTTCCGGTTCAGGGAATAAAGGTTCTGGTTCTGGATCTGGTTCAGGTGCTGGTGGCGGCACCGGTGCTGATGGTGGTTTGGTTCAGACCGACACCATCTTTAAGAAATTCGAAAGCAACATCAAAGATCTTGAACAGTTGGGAGAGTCTATTTCCGGTGCGTTAATTAACGCAATGAAAAAAATTAAATGGAAAAAAGTGTATGCAAAAGCCGAAGGTTTTGGAAGGGGATTAGCCAAATTCCTTAACGGACTATTTAAAGGGCAAAAAGGAACAACGCTTTTCGGAGAAACCGGAAGGCTGATAGCTAATTCATTAAACACAGTGCTTCACGGATTAGATTCATTCGGCACAACGTTTGATTGGAAACAATTTGGAAATTCAATCGCAGACGGAATCAACAAGTTTTTCCAAAACTTTGACTTTGCATTATTGGCTAAAACGCTTAATTCGTGGGCGCAAGGGGCATTTGATGCGGTCACTACGGCATTAAGTAAAATTTCTTGGAAGGATGTTTGGAACGGAGCAAAGGAGTTTTTAAGTAACTTAGATGTAAAGACGGTTGCAATTATTGTCGGTGCACTGACAATCAAAAAAATTCTTGGATTTCATCTTGCAAAAACAGCGCTTGATATAATTGGAACATCTATTTCAAAAGCAATAGCGTCTTCTATTGCATCTAAATTAGGTGTTGGAATTGCGGCAAACCAAGGAATTGGCGCAGCTTTGTCTACCGCATTATCCGGAAAAATAACGACGGCATTTGCGACGGTTGGAACAACCATTTCGGCAGGATTTAAGGCTTTGTTTGGAAGTAAAGCGGCAGAAGGTGCGCTTGCATTTATAAGTCCTGTTGCAAAAGCAATAACCGGAATAAGCTCCGTTGCGATTGGCGCATTTACTGCAATATCAAACTTTGTGACCATGTTAAAGAACGGATTCAGTTGGCTTAATGAAGCACTTATGCTTGTCGGAGTTGCGATTACGGCAGTCGGAGCGGTTATTTTAGGGGTAGCGGCAGCACCGGCAGCGATTATCGCAGGAATAGTAGCTGCTGTTGCAACGGCAACTGTAGTAGTCAAGGATCATTGGAAAGAAATAAAAGGAATTTTCTCAAAAGCCGGAGATTGGTTTAATACTAATGTGATTAAGCCAATAAGCGGATTTTTTGAGGGATTATGGAAATCCGTTTCCGGTTTTTTCTCTTCTTTATGGAAAGATATATCCGGTGTATGGAAAACAGTTTCTGGATGGTTCAATACTAATGTTATAACTCCTATTGTTTCATTTTTCCAAGGATTTTCGAAAAGAGTTGGTCAAATCTTTCAAGGATTGTGGATCATTGTCAAGGCTGTATGGATTGTTGTTTCTGATTGGTTTAAATCAAAGGTAATAGAGCCAATAAAGAAGAATTTTGAATTATTGAAATCGGCAGTATCAACCGCATTTAAGGTTCTATGGACAACTGTGAAATCGGTATGGGCTGTGGTTTCCGGTTGGTTTAAGGAGCATGTTACAACACCTATTAAGAATGCTTTTAGTTCAGCAAAAGAATCTATTCAGAAAGCATTTAGCGCGGCAAAAACAGCGGTAACCGGGGCGTGGAACAGTGTTTCTAGTTGGTTTAAAGAACATGTAACCACCCCGATAAAAAATGCTTTCTCGAAGATGAAAGAAAGTGTAGCTGAAATATTCAGCAAATTATGGAATAGCGTGAAAAGTGGCGTTGCCGGGGCAATGAACACCGTAATTTCAAGAATTGAAACAGCAATAAATTCATTGATCGGTGGAGTGAATACCGTTTTGAAAGGGTTTAACAGTGTTGTTTCTGCGGCGGCTAAAGTAGCGAAGGTAAAGTGGAGCGGAGTCGATCTTGTGCCGAAAGTGAGCCTACCTAAAGTAAAGGCTTATGCAACGGGCGGTTTTATGGATAAATATAGCATAGCAACAGTTGGAGAAAATGGGCTTCCGGAAATTATGGGAACAGTCGGAGGTAAGCCAGCGGTCGCAGGAAGCCAAGAAATTACCGGAATCAAAGATGCCATCAATTCAACATCTGCGCAAGAGGTTTCCTTATTGCGACAGCAAAATCAGTTATTACAAGCTATTTTACAGAAAAATTTCGGAATTACTACAAACGACATAGGAAAAGCCGCAAGGGATTATGGGAGAGAACATTACAATCGAACCGGAGATAATGTATATGTTTTTTAGTGACTTCTATAATTGAACGTGATATAATTCTAAATAAATCATATCACAAGAAAGGAGTCATTATGAGAAGCACAAAAAAATTATTAGTAGCTATGGGGTTGGCATTTGCCGTTTTGATTTCGGCTATGCCAATCCAAAATGCAGATGGGAAACAGATTGTTGCACAGGCGGCAACTATCAAATTAAACAAGAAAGCCATTTCGCTTGATGTTGGGAAAACACAGAAATTGAAAGTTACCGGAACAAAAGCAAGAGTTAAATGGAGTTCAACCGAACCAAGCATTGCAAAGGTAGATAAAAGCGGCATTGTTACGGCAGTATCATCCGGAACGGCAACGGTCAAGGCTAAAGCCGGAAAGAAAGTGATGTCTTGCAAAGTAACCGTGAAAGAGAAAATCAACAGACTTGCATACGAAGATTCGAGCATTAGGGTTTACTTTACAGGGCTAAAGAAGGGAACATATCCGGACGAACTTATAGCTTGCTTGACAATCGAAAATATTACAGACAATAATATTACGGTTAATTCTGACACATCATCAGTAAATGATGTTATGGCAGAAGGGGCGTTATATCAAGATCTATCTCCACATAAAAAAGCCTATGTAACGTGGTGGACAATGGATGATAACATTGTGAGCTTGCCAATAAAGAATATTGACAACATACAACTATCCCTAGTTGTCTGGAATGAGGACTCGGAAGATTCCGACTACTACGTGACAGATTCTTTTGGATTACTGAAATGAGTTAAAGGATTTTTGGGAGGAATTTGATCATGAAACAAAGTGGATGGGGAATTGCATCTTTAGTGTGCGGAATAGCAGGCATTTTGTTAGCGTGTGTTGCGATAGGCGCAGTTCCGGCAATAATTGGTCTTGTATGCGCAATAATTGCACTTACGCAAAAATGGAAAGGGCATGGAACTGCAATTGCGGGTCTTGCTTGTTCAATAGTTGCGATAATTATTTTTATTTTTGCGGCACTTGTATTTGATGAAAGTGATTCAGACCAACCAGAAAAAGTTGAAAGCAGTCCAGATGTGGAAGCATCGGATGATGAAACGGAAGAATCGACCGATTCATCCGATGACTACTTCACATTAGGTGATTCGGTTGAGACTAATGACTTGATAATAACATTTTCATCTGCAAAATTAACATTGGACGATGTTGCGTATCAAAGTCCAGATGATGGAGATGCGTTTATGAAACTAGATTTCGAGTTTGAGAATATATCAGATGAAGATCAAGACATTTCTGGATATGATTTTTCGGCATACGCAGACGATTATGCTGTTGATTACATAGACAGCACATTTGACACAACGCTTAGTCCGGGTAAAAAAACTAAAGGTTCGATATATTTTGAAGTTCCTATGGACACGAAAGTTTTTGACACAGAATATAGCACAAGCTATTATGGAAATTCAAAAGTAAAATTTTCAATAGTGGCAGAAGAATAAAAGCATAAGCCGTGGAAACACTGCTTATTTTAATTCCAAAATCGGATTGACACAAAATCAAAAATAGTCTATCCTTATTACTAAGGAAACAACCTTATCCGTGAAGATGCGGATTACTTAATCGAACGCCATACTGTACGAAAGAGGAAACCAATGTGATTTCACAAGCGGTTTCCTCTTTTTTATTCAGATAAAAATGTATGGAGGTAGACACGAATGAAAAAATCACAACTTATGCTTAAGATTCAAAACGGCATTGAGGTATTTGAGAATCCAATATTCGGACAGATCAGAATGGTCATGGTCGATGATGAACCGATGTTTTGCCTTGTTGATATTTGCAGGGCATTGAAAATGAGTAACCCTACAATGGTCGCGCAGAGGTTAGATGAAGATGAACGCACTAAGTTAGACTTAGGGCGTGCAGGAGAAACAAATTTCATTACAGAGAGCGGCTTATATGCGGTTATTCTTCGGAGCGATAAACCGAATGCGAAGAAGTTTCGCAAGTGGGTAACATCAGAGGTTCTTCCATCAATAAGAAAGCATGGTGCGTATGCAACCAAGGACACAATCGACAAGATTATAAGCAATCCAGATTATGGAATCATGCTTTTGCAAAATCTGAAAGAAGAAAGAGAGAAACGAGAGGAAGCCGAAAGAAGAAATGCGATTCTTAGCCATGTGAATAAGACATATACCATGACGGAAATCGCAAAGGAGTTAGGGCTTCGGAGCGCGAACGAATTGAACAAATGGCTTTCTGATATGCATATTCAGTACAAAGTAAACGGAACATGGGTTATGCATTCTGATTATAGTGATAAAGGCTATGAAGATATTAAGCAGGAAGTCCTTGACAGTGGAAGGGTTGTATATCACAGAAAAATCACACAGATCGGAAGAGAGTTTATCATAAACCTTTTCCAATCAAGAAAATACGCATAATAAGAACAATTAGCATCTACCAAACGGTAGGTGCTATTTTTATACCCATTTTTAGGAGGTAAACGATGGGATATGGCGGATATTTAGTAAAGTTTGGGGATTATACCATACCAAACAGTTTAATAAAGCAGGACACGTTTAGTTCCTATGTAAATATGCAGGACTTAGACCCTTGGACGGATGAAAACGGATTAGAGCATCGTGATGCCGTGGATCTGAAAGCCTTAAAAGTTGAGTTTGAAACCAAAGCTATGCTGACTGAAAAGCAGTTTGATGATTTTTGGAAGAATATCGAAAAGAACTATACCAAGGCAAAAGAGCGTGGCGGTTATATCACGGCATACGTGCCGGAGAAACGCGGATATGTGACGCAGTACGGATATATCGCTGACATTCAGCCTACGTTCTATTCTGTGGCGAATGGGAAGATTAAGTATGACCCAATAAAATTTTCGTTTGTAGGTGGTGTATATGATAAATAGCAATTTAAAAGAAAAGTATTGGGATTCCGGCACAGACAAGCAGATGGTTATATCTGTTGTTGGAACAAATCAGAAAATAGACAATTCGATGCTCGAAGTCGGTACGTTTTCGCTTGAAGAAAGTCTTTGCTCGGAATCAGAGTTAAAGTTTGGTGCGTGTGAAGCAAACTGTGTAAAATTCACAGCACGAAACACCGCAGGAAGCATTAACGGTAGAACTATTTCCATTTCGGAAACAGTTGACGGAGATAGCGAAAATCCGATGCTATACGGAGTTTTTAAGGTTGCATCCGATGTTCCTACGGCTGACCGGACAAAACGGCAGATTACGGCATATGACGCTATGTATGACATTATCAATTCCGATGTAAAGGCTTGGTATGCAGGACTTAGCTTTCCCATGACGCTTAAGCAGTTCAGAGATAGCTTCTTTGCATATCTCGGAATTGAACAGGCGGTAGCAACATTGCCTAACGATTCCATGACAGTCAATAAGACGATTGTAGCCACACAGACGGACGATTCAAGCGCGGTTACAGAAGAGTCCTCTATCAGTGGAAAAACGGTTGTAACGGCAATCTGTGAGATTAACGGATGCTTTGGTAATATCAACCGAGATGGCAAGTTTGAGTATGTCTTTCTGAAAGCAATCGCAAGCGCGCTTTATCCGGCAGAAGATTTGTTCCCGGCAGACAATTTATTTCCGTCTGATGCAAACACAGAGTCCATGACCGGACACTACATCACGTTTGATTACGAGGACTTTCAAAGCAAGGCAATTACGCAGCTTGAAATCAAGACAAGCAATGATAACGCCGGTGCTATTGTTGGAACTGCCGGAAACAACTATTCGATTACAGGAAACTTTCTTGTATCAGACAAGACCGGAGCGGAGCTGAAACAGATTGCAAATAACCTATTGCCGATTATGGCACAGGCAGCATATACGCCGATTAAAAGTTGCACTTGTGTCGGCAATCCATGTCTGACACTTGGGGAACCAATCCGGTTCAATACCACAAGAGAGATTGTTGAAACGTATCTATTGCAACGCACCCTAACCGGAGTACAGAGCAAGAGAGATTCAATCTCGGCACAGGGTACGCAGACACACTCCGCAAAGGTTAATTCTATCAGAGAAACACTTGAAAGCGTGGAAAGACGTACCGGAAAGTTAGAGAGGAACGCAGACCATCTTCAATCCACTTATGAGGATTTAGAAGAACAGACAAATACCAAGTTTGAGCAGACCGCAAAAAGCATTTTAGCAGAAGTTGATCGTGCACAAAAAGCGGAAGGGCAATTAGACGCATCATTGGAATTGAAGTTAGGCAGAGATGAGAACGACCAGGTTATTTCGATGATTAATGCAAGTGCCGACCAAATTGTGTTGCGAGGAAACCGATTAATTGTAGAATGTAACAACTTTGAACTAGACGGTAGCGGACGAGTACATATAATAGAATCTCTGCTTTTTGACAGTGGTGAGGTATCTGGTGTAGAGATATTAGGACATGATGGAAGAAATAATGCATTATTGCAGAATGTTAAGTTGGACTTGTCATCTGTTACTGATGCAAACGGGGAAAACTTGGCGACAGAAAGTTATGTTGACGGTTCGCTGAGTGGCTACGCGACCAAAAACGAACTGCCAAGTGGGTATTTTACAGATGTAAAATATACACTGAATGATGGGTCTACGACCAAGTATTCGCCAAGACACTTTAATAAAATGTCTGATTTCGGTTCAAGGGAAAGTACCTTAGATATCGAGGGTCTTTTGATTTCTATTCCGAGTTCCGACAAAAGATTGAAAAATAATATACAATCATTAAGGGATATTAAAAGCGTGTATATGGCAATGTGCCCGGTTGAATACACATGGAAATCCGGATACATCACGCAGCACAAAGGCTTGCAGTTTGGTTTAATTGCGCAGGATTTAGAGAAGATTTTGCAGGATGCTGGATTGTCCGATAGCGGACTTGTACTAAAAGAAGATGCCGAAGAGGATGAAAAAGCAATTCACGGAGATTCAAAGACATGGAAAATTGACAAGGAAAATCTTCATGCAATGCACATACAGATGATCCAGATGCAGCAGAAAGAAATCGAACTTTTGAAGCAGAAAAATGAAGAATTGGAGCGCAGACTATCCGTGTTAGAAAGGAGTGTGAGCCATGCAGAAAATATATAACCGTATCAACTGGGAGAATTTCCCAAGTGAAAAAACAGCGGTAAATGAATCTAATCTTAACAAGATGGACTTGGCAATTGACAATCTGGATGATCGTGTGGTTGCTATGGATGCGTCTAAGGTTGATTTGACAAAGGCAAATGAGCTTGTGAAAGAAATTTTGTGGGATGAATCCAACGGAACTCTGACAGTTGTTAAGATGAATGGTTCCAAGGCGGTCATTGATACCAAATTGGAAAAGTTGGCTGTCAACTTCAAGTACAACCCGCAGGCACAGCAACTTGTGATAACGCTAGATGATGGTACAACGCAGAATGTAGATTTATCCACATTGATTACAGAATATGAGTTCTTGGATTCTGATACAATCGCATTTGCAATCGGCAGCGACGGTAAGGTGTCAGCAATCGTGAAAGAGGGAAGTATCCAAGAAAAGCATCTGCGCCCGGATTATCTTGCAGATATTAAAGTGGAATCTGCCAAGGCGGTAGCATCTGCCAAAAGCGCAGGAACGTCCGAAACCAAGGCGGCAAAATCTGCCATAGATGCCAAGGACAGCGCAGATAGGGTTCAGGGAATCGAAGACGAGATTAACAAGAAACTCACAATGACAGAATTTGATGTGAATGAGGATGGGGAGTTGATTTACACGGACAATGCGGCATATAACTTTGTTGTTGACAATGACGGAAATTTAAACTGGGAGGTGGCTTAAATGGCTATAGCAGGAAGAGTGGCAATTGTGCCAAAGGGCGATTGGAGCGCAGAGACGGAGTATAAGAGACTTGATGAGGTAACATATAATAACACAATGTTCATAGCAAAAAAAGCTGTGCCGAAGGGGACGTTACCCACAAATGCAGAATATTGGTCGAAGTCGATTGTGGGTGGTGTCGGTGCGATTGCAACGAAAGAGGATGCCGGGATTGTGAAACCGGCAGACGGACTTTCGATTGCGGAAGATGGAACCCTTAAGGTAAGCATTGATGGCACGACTCTTACAATGGATCAGGTCAACAACGTTATAAAGTTGGCTGATACCTTAAAAGAGAAGATCAATGGGGCGTTCCCTGCAGCGAATGTAGTAAACAACCAGATAACAACGGAGACGGGATATGCCCTGGATGCACGGCAGGCAAACCCGAATCTGGACGGCACGTTGGCGAAACAGGTGGCTGATTTAAACGGCAGTTTGAATAATATTGCGTTTAAAGATGTAAGCGATAAATTAGATACAGACCATGTAACTGGAGCGATGTCAGCTGTTAATATTGGTAAAATAGTTATGGTATATTTTGATATTGTACCAAAAGCTGTTAGCGACAATACAACAATCCTACCAACTGGAACTATACCAAATGCATATGTATACGTATACCACTCTATAAACACATGGGGACAGTCTGCAATACCGGATTCTCTAATGGCTGTAAGAGATGATGGTTCTCTTGCTTTCTGGTCTGGAAAAGATTCAATAGGAACTAGAATTTTTGATTCTTTTATCTATTTTTCTAGGTAGTCGTCATTGCACTTTTCTAAAGCCTTAGCGCCCACAATTCGTAAGTAATATTTATCGCAGCACTTGCATAGCAGAAAAAATGAAGCTCAACAGGATTATTTGCCCATGCTACGAAAGCATTACTTACAGATCTTGTGCATTCTGCATCTGTTATTAAAATAATAGGAACATTGACGTTCTTTTCAAAAAATGGAAATGTATATTCTTTTGTGTCTATAGAAGTGTCAAGATAAACATTATTTTTGCAAACTGTACTAGCCTTAAAACCTAATATATATTTTCCCGGTTGAAGAGTTATAGTTTTGTCACTTGCTACCCAGCTATTTATAGCAGATATAGCTAATGTATTTATACCAGACCATATTATATCGCGGTTATTATTTAAACTGCCGTTTAAATAAGTTTAGTAACCCATAAATTTACACATAGAAAGGAATAAAAATCATGGACAAAATTATTTTAGCCAACAAAACAGAATTTGAAATTGCCGATGGAGCAAGCCTTGGCAACATTCAGATTCAATCGGCAGATTTTGCCGGAATCGAAACAATCACGAAAGCGTTTTCCGTGGACAATCTTGCAAAAGTGACATTCACCCACAACGGGGAAGTGTCTGGGGAATACACAGACCTTAAATCCGATGGGTTTTCTTACAATCCAAACGTGGGAGAGGATGGCGCAGAAGACGGTACATATACCGTAACGGTCAGCTTGAGGACTAAGACAGAGATGGAGAAAGCCATCGACGAATTGAAAGCAGGACATGAAGTAAACGCCGGAGCAATTCAGGATCTTGCAGATATGGTAGCAGGAGGTGAAGCATAATGGTTAAATTCTACGTGAGACGTATTCTTGTAGATAAGAAAATGACGATTGATGAAGTGCCAATGCGTTGGCGCGCAAAAGTGCAAGAAGAGATTGAGAAACAGCTTTCCGCTTCTCTGCAATGACATTTCTTGTCGAAATTTGCGACCGAAAAATGTTGAAATCATGCATATTGTAGTGATACTATGGACTTGTCCGAAAGGACACTTCAAGTTCTGGCATGGGTGGGGTTTGGCATGGCTCCGCCCATAATTGGGGATTGACTATGCCGAACATACGTTCTGTAATATTTGTATCGCTACATAGGGCACATGATTGGGGGTTTTGAGGTTGGGAGAAGAGTACTACAAAAATGAAATCATTAAACTCATTGAAAAATGCGACAATTTGCATTGGTTAAAAACCATATATGCATACATAAGCAACTTATTAAAATAGGAAAAGAGCCAAGGGTTTGCGCATTGCCCTTGGCTCTTTTTTACTTTTTGTCTGAAATCATATCAACTAAATTTTCTAAGGCTGTCCAATCATTTTCGCTTAACTTGCACAGCGCAGAAACAAGTCGATACTTAAAGTTTTCATCACCTAGTCTTTGGATTTCTCCAAGCATTGCTGAAATCTGTTCGTCTTTTGATAACTCAACAAACATTTCTCCGTTTCCGGTGCGAAGCCAATCTTGATTGACATTAAATTTTTCACATATATCAAAAATTGTTCTTTCGGACGGTTTTTTTGTTCCTGTTTCAATTTGCGCTATAAAATTTCTCGAAAGACCAATTTTTGAGGAAAATTCTTCTTGTGTTAATCCTAATCGACTTCTTAATTCTTTGATTCTTTCATTCACTATTTATCCTCCTTTCATATATACTATATAACAAAAATGTCCCCTAGTCAACAAAAAAGTATTGACAAAATGTTTCTTGGGGACTATACTTTGTTTACAAGGTCAACAAAACCTTAAAATTAAAGGAAAGAGGTGAGAACATGAAAGAGATTAAATCAGCAAATGACATAATTGTTGTTCCGGTTTCTTATTTTAATGGAATGGAAAAGGAATTGCAGAAGATTCTAAACAAAGTGGATATTCACGATATGGATGTCATGGAACAGGTTCTTCATATGCGGAAGTGGCTGAAAACCAAAACCGTATATGAAGAAACAAAGAGATTATATCCTAATCTCCGTTTGGAAAATATTCATTTGCTTTTACCACAAGAAGAAGAGAGTTCTTGTGAGTGTACTGATAAAACAAACAGTGAATAGATTCTGCTGTTGTGTCGCATAGCGGATTGCCAAACGTTTCAGGAACATTTAGTTCCCAACAGAAATTATTTATATTTGCGAATGTTATATCGTTTTCGGCTAATATCTTTGCCATCTTTTCTCGGTCGCAGGATATTGTAGAAAAATCGCAAAACAAAAAGTATTTCAAATTGTATCACCTCCCTTATTTGATGATAAGGGAATTATACCACAGAAAGGAAGTGAAAGTATGGATAATTTGGTACACATTGGAAATGCGGATATTTCCATCAAAGAGTACAAAGGCGAGCGAGTGGTCACATTTAAGGACATTGACATGGTACATGAAAGACCAGACGGAACAGCGAGAAAAATATTTAACGACAATAAGAAACACTTTATTTTAGGAGAAGATTACTTCGTCCGAAATTCGGATGAAGCCAAGGGGGAATTTGGTGTAACTTCTCCGAACGGAATGTATCTTATCACAGAACAGGGCTATCTGATGTTGGTCAAGTCATTTACGGATGATTTGGCATGGGAAGTACAAAAGAAATTAGCTTCTTCCTATTTTAATGTATATTTTCGGATGCGACTTGAACATTGTAGCAGAGTACGAAATCAGATATTGCGCATGAAAGGAAGTGATTGAATGAGCGAAAAGGAAAAGAGAGTTGTCGAAAAACTTCGTGATGCCATTCCGAATATGACAGATTTTCAGAAAGGATATGTCCTTGGAATGGTAGAGAGTTCTGCTTCGAAACATAGTGAGCAGGAAGAAGAAAATAATGAAAGGAGCAAATATGGAACACAAACCACAAAAAATTGAAATCAAGCCGAGAAGAGAGGGGGAGCCGCCGTCAAGCACTCATCTTTTTGTAGATGGACATGAAATCAAAGGAATTAGAAAACTTGATTTTTCTGTAGAACCAAACGGTCTTTCACATTTGGTGCTTGATTTACAGGCATTTAATTTGACTGTTGATGCCCTTTGCTTGATATATCAGGAAAAAAATCGGGGCAATCAATCTACAGATTGCAGACGAAGAAAACGAAAGGGGTGAGAATGGGTGGAAGTAAAAAGATACCGGCTTTTAGACGAAGAAGGAAAAGCTGTAATTGTAAAGAAAGACAAGGATAGATATATCGGTCTTGACGAATTGGCACAGCATATAGCAATGGATATTGTTGATGATTACCAAAGCATTTTGGACGGCGATAAGAAAATCGAAGATACAAACATTGAATTATCCGTCAAAGTCCTTACCGCCATTTCTCCGGTCATTAAAACATGTTAGAAATGTTTTATGTTACGGAATGGGTTTTCTGCCACCTCTACGCTGGATAATTGATTTTCTTCTTTTGGTAGAGATTCTTTGATTTCTTCACGGTATTGGTCGTACTTGGTTTTGAAATCATTGAAAGAATCGTTACATCCACAGATTTTAGCGATAGCGTAGGCAGATACATATTCATTGTTCAAAAATTCACCTCCCTTATTTGATGATAAGGGAATTATACCACAGAAAGGAGATTTATGAACGAATTACAGATTTTCAATAATGAAGAGTTCGGAGAGATTCGAACAATTACAAAGGACGACAAGACATATTTTGCCGGAAGCGATGTTGCGAAAGCATTAGGATATGCAATACCTCACAAGGCAGTGCAAACTCATTGCAAGGGGGTTCTAAAATGGAACATCCCTACTAGTAGCGGAAACCAAGATGTTTTATTCATAACAGAGGGTGATATTTACCGACTCATTATGAAATCAAAATTACCTAGCGCGGAGAAATTTGAAAAATGGGTAATGGAAGAAGTCCTTCCGTCAATCAGAAAGAATGGCGGTTACATAGCAGGGCAGGAAACCTTGTCTGATGAAGAGTTGCTTTCCAAGGCTCTTATGGTGGCACAACGAAAGATTGACGAAAAGAACAATATCATTGCTATGCAGGACTCGAGAATCCAAGGAATGATACCTAAAGAGATTTTCGCAGATGCGGTATCAGCAAGCCATACATCAATCCTTATAGGAGACTTAGCAAAGCTTATTTGTCAGAATGGCGTGCAGATAGGACAGAAGCGGTTGTTTGAGTGGTTGCGAGAGAATAACTTCCTTATTAAAAGTGGTACTTCTAGGAATATGCCAAAACAGAGATATGTGGAACAGGGATTGTTTGAGGTTAAGGAAAGCAACATTCAGAATCCGGACGGTTCCGTAAGAATCACAAAGACAACGAAAGTTACCGGAAAAGGACAAGTTTACTTTGTAAACAAGTTTCTGAAAGGAGCATGAATGAAAAAAGTAATCCAATTCATCATAGGTGCGGTTGCAATGGAATATTCCTTAGTTGCCGCTTGCTATATGGATAGTGAGGGAGTGTCCGGGGATATGTCGGCTATTAAATTCGTAGTAGGGGCAGTAATTGCGGCAATCATGTATTACTGGTCGGAAGTAGACAGGAAGAGAGCCGAACTTGACAAGCGAATTAAGAGAAAACGCAGAATGAGAGAGGATGCATGGTAGACGTTGTGTATATAAGTGGTACGAGATGTTCCACGAAAGAAAAGCGTATGCTTGCTGAACTTTTGGCAGGGAAACGAAAGAAACAAGACGATAAAGAGGACTTTGAAAAGGTTCTTGACAGAGAAATGGAAAGGAGAAGCAATGGAGAACAAAATAACACTGATCGGTGATGTTGTATCAGCACCAAGGGAAAGTCATAAATCAAACGGTAAGAATTTTTATAAATTTTTCATCGGAGTTGAAAGAAAAAGCGGTGTTGCAGATATACTTCCGGTACTTTTCGACAAAGAAATCAGCGATACAGAAATTAGCGGAATAGTATGTGTTAAGGGGAAAATAATTACCCGGCACGTAAAAACAGGATCTGGAGAAGCCATTCTTATGTATGTTATGGCTGATACAATCACAAAGCCAGAGGATGATAGCCCTTTGAATGAAGTAAGTCTTGATGGAATTATCGAGGAAAAGCAACTTAGGGAAACACCACTTGGTCGTAAAATATGTGATGTGAAACTCAAAAACGTAAGAGAAAATGGAAAAGAGGATTTGATTACCTGCATTGTATGGGGAAAGTGTGCAGAATATACAGACTCACTTGCTTTAGGCGATAAGGTAAGCGCATACGGCAGATTGCAGAGCAGGAGATATAAGAAAACGTGTAAAGATGGTCGCGTTGTGGAAAAAGTCACATATGAGTTGTCAATAAAAGGAATCGTGGGGGTGTAATATGGGAAAGAAAAATTACGTCTGTGTTCCAAGGGATGAGTATGATGAGCTGATTGAGTATAAGTTGCATATCAACGCACTGTATGAATTCATTACGAAAAAACATGCCAACAGCATTAAAACGTACGGACATAAGTGCGGAACTATCTGCATGGAAACTATCGAACTTGCTTGTGGATATTATGACAATGAAAATTATTTCAACAATCTGAAAAGAGAATATAAGGAAAGGAGGGAAAAGAAATGCGAATGATTTTAAAATCGTTACATATGGAGAATTTTAAAGGGGTAAAGGATAAGACATACGAATTCGGAAAGACAACAAGGGTTTCCGGCATGAACCGGAGAGGAAAGACCACAATCGGGGCGGCATGGTACTGGCTGATTTCTGATAAGAACTATGAGCTTGTCAGCAATCCAAACATTAGACCGGACAATATAGAAGATTGCATTCCGACCGTTACTGCAGATGTTGATGTAAGTGGAAAAGAAATCACTCTTTCAAAGATGCAGAAGCGAAAAGTTGGAAAGCCGGATAAAAATGGAGTTTCGAAAATTACAATCACAAATACATATGAGATTAATTCTGTTCCTAAGACAGAACGTGATTTTAAGGCATATCTGGAAGAATTAGGGTTTGAGTTTGATAAATTCCTCATTTGTTCGCACCCGAATGTGTTCACTAAGGATTTGTCGTTAAAGAAAAAACAGGATGAAATGAGAAAATCCTTATTCGCTATGGCAAGCGAAAAAACAGATTTAGAGATTGCGCAAATGAATAAAGAAACTGCGGATGTTGCCAAATTGCTTGAATCCTACAAATTTGAAGAAATTGAAGCCATGAACAATGCTTCCAAGAAGAAAGCAGTTGAACAGTTAGATGCGATTCCAAATCAGATTATCGGTCTGGAGAAAGCAAAGGTTGATGTAGATGTGGCAGAACAGGAGTTATTGAAAGCCGATTTGGAGAGAAAGATTGAAGCACTTGAAGATTTAATGGAGAAATCTGATGTTCGGATTGATGAAATGCGCAGCGAAGAAATGCATTGTCAGTTTGAAATGTCAGCTATCGCGCAGACCATGAATAACGAGCTTTCAAGCCAAAAATGTGAGATTGAAAATCAAAAATACGACCACGAACGGAAGTTAGAGGATGTTCGTTCATCTATCAGAAAAGAGCAGGATTCTATTGAGAGAAATAGAAAAACTATTTCCGAACAGAGCATTAAGAGAGCCGATCTTGCAAAAAAATACAACGATGAAATCGCAAAGAAGTTTGATGATTCCAAGTGGGTATTTGACGAATCCACAACGGTTTGTTCGTTATGCGGACAAAGATTGCCGGAAGATAAAATAGAGTCTTTAAGAGCCGATTTTTCGCAGAGAAAGGCAGATGCAATCGAAATATTTAATGAAGAACACGCGAAAACACTTGCCATGATTGTTGATGATGGAAATGCGTGTGCTGAAATGATTAAGAATCTGACCGAGAATAACAAGGAATTAGAAAACACAATTAACACCTTGAAACTGCATGAAGCGGAAGAAATTGATATTATCAAGGGATTTGACGAACAGATTTCTAAGATTCCATCTTGCGCTGATTGTACGCAGAATGCGGAATATGCCAAGTTAAAGGCTAAACAGGATAAATTGCTTGCTGATATTGCAGAGTTAGAATCCAAGGGCACAGATAAGGCGGCTGATTACGCAAAAGCTGATATTACAAAATTAAAGAGCCAGCTTGATGAAGTAAATAAGATTATTGCACAGGCTGAAAACAATGTTCGCATTGATGAACAGATTGCAGATATGCAACATAAACAGAGCGAGTATGGGCAAGCAAAGGCAGATGCCGAGAAGATTCTTTATCAGCTCAAAGAAGTTTCAAAGCGAAAGAATAAGTTACTTGTTGAGGAAATCAATCAGCATTTCGGTATTGTACGTTGGAAGTTGTTCGATTTCCAGAAAAACGGAGAATATAAGGAAGTTTGTATTCCTACAGTGATTGATGAAGAAACCGGCATTTATAAGGTATTCGGGGATACAACAAACACTGGCAGGGAAATTGAAGCGAAGATTGATATTTGCAACAGTTTTCAGAAGTTCTTTAATATGTATGTTCCGATTTTCCTTGATGGTGCAGAAAGTATCAATGACGAATATGTACCGGCTGTTGATACGCAGTTAATTCTTCTTACAGTATCAGAGGACAAACAATTGAAAGTGGAGGGTGTGTAGAATGTCAAGAGTAGGGACAAGCAACAACATCACGCAGCCAGATGCACGGTGTATGTCGTGCAAGCGTTGGAGGAACGCAAATAAAGGGTTTTGGGGAGGGGACGGACATTGTTCTCTTTCGTATTGCGAGAAAGATATGAGAAATAAAGGAAAGAGAGGTTACAGATAAATGCAGTATATCAAAGCGAAATTTCCAAACATCACAAGAAGCTACGTGTATCGCACCGAGGATTCCGTGAAAGCTGGTGATACGGTTGTAAATGCCAAGGGTGCAAAGCTGACGGTCACGGATGAAACCGTGGATATGAAGTGGGTGGATACCTACGGTGCTGATAAGATGGCGGTTGTGAAGAAATATGAAGAAAGTGAGGGATGTGCATGAAGCTGATTAGTAATGCAAAGTTTGGGGAACCGGTGGAAAGTGGAACGGTTTTCAGAACTCAAAGCCACGGAATTGACATTTGCATACATAAAATTTGCGGTTGCGGTGACGCGTGGTATCTTAATTGCAACGAATTGGGAATTGATAATCTACAGCTCAAGAGCGAAAATCTTTTCCGGTGTGTGGATGAAGCAAAGGAAATTCTCAAGAAACAATTAGAACTTTTAAATGAGCGGTTCAATAATTTTTACGAAGATAACGATGTTAAGATTTTAAGATATTAAGAAAGTGAGGAATAGATATGATTAAATCAGATTTTGGAACAATAGAAGTAGACGGAAGAGAGCCGGTTATCATGGCTGAATTTGAAACTCTTTTGGTAGCATTAAGGAGAGTTCTCGGAGAGGAGAAATACAACCGTGCTTTGCAGAGAGCAAATGAAAATGAGCTGTCCAAGAAGGATACAGAAACATTGAGAAGCGAAGAAAAAGAACGCAAGGCAGAAGTTATCAAAGCTATTTTAAGTGGAATGGAGGATAAGTAATTATGGCAGAAAACACAGAATTAACAAAGGCAGAGGAAAAGACAGAGGTTGCAACACACAATAACAAGGTTACCGATTACAGCCTTGGAATTTTCGGAACATCCGACAATTTCATTATGGCTATGCAGATGGCAAAGGCGTTAGCCGAGTCAACAATAGTTCCGCAGACGTATCAGAAAAATCCATCTAACTGTTTGATCGCCATTGAGCAGGCGCAGAGAATGTGCATAAGCCCACTTATGGTTATGCAGAACCTTTTTCTGATACAGGGCAAGCCAAGCTGGAGCAGTAAGTTTTTGATCGCGTCTATCAATGCCAGCAACAAATTCGACACGGAGTTGCAGTACGACGAAACCAAGGACAAGAACGGAAAACCTTATTCTTGCACTGCGTGGACTATGAAAAATGGTCGAAGAATTGAGGGCATGGAAGTTAATATGCAGATGGCAGATGATGAAGGTTGGACGAAGAAGAACGGCAGCAAGTGGAAAACAATGCCGCAGTTAATGCTTCGTTATAGAGCAGCATCATTTTTCTCTAGCCTTAATTGCCCGGAGCTGACAATGGGACTTTATACCAAGGAAGAAATCGAGGATGGCGATTTCAAGGAATATCCGATGGAAGATTTGCAAGAGCAAGTCAAGCGTGATATTACGGAGAACGCCAACAGTGAGCCATTTGTTACGGCGGAACCTTGTTCAACCGAAAGTGCAGCAGTCAAGCCAGAGAAGGTAGCCGGAGAAGTTGCTGAGAATGACGAGAACGTACCGGACTTTATGAAAGATTAGGGAGGTTGCTATGAGAGTTATATCGCAGGACGGAACAATGGATGTACCATATGAAGTCAGTTCTTTAAATATGGTAGTCGGGAAATATGAAGATGTTGTAAATGCGGCTATTTATTGCTGCAACTCTTAAAGAAGAAAAGCAGTATTTCAAGGTTTGCAAAGCCAAGAAAAGGTAGCGGAATATATGCTCTGGTTATGGAAAGCAACCAATTCTTCTATGAGCGATTCAATATTGAAGTTGATACAATCTGTTTTAACTGCCATAAGTCGATCAAAGGCAAACAAAAGGACTTTCCATACATTACGACAGATGGTGGAGAAAAATATTACTTTTGTTCTTATGATTGCCGAGCAAAAACCAGTAGCAAAATCAATCCTTACTACGAAGGAGAATTTCAAACCAGAGAGGGATATGAGAGTAACGGTGGCGTATATGGATATATCTATCATATTTACAACAGAAAGACTAATATGCACTACATAGGACAAACGGTATATATGCCATTCTTCCGGTGACAGGAACACGTTAAGAGCGGTTTGAAAGGTAATATTACAGACCTTGTATTTGAGACCATTACAGAGGTTCGTGTTAAGTCACAGGAGTATCTGAACAACATTGAAGCATGGTGGATTAGGAAATACATTGATGAATATGGGCGAGACCGTGTTATGAATATTACAGTTCCAAAGATAACACTTGAGGACTTGGCAAAGGAATATTCAAAGATAGTTTCGGGACAGTTAAGTATTGAAACGGATGAAAGTGAGGTGGTTTAAATGCTTATGCGATGTTGCGGTTCATCATCAGCAGGCAACAGTTACGCTTTAATCAGCAGCAGTGGTGAGATTCTTGCCATTGAAGCAGGTGTGAAATTTATGGACTTTAAGAAAATGATTGATTGGAAAATAGCAAATGTTTCCGGATGCATTGTGAGCCACGAACACGGAGACCATGCACGATACATAAAAGATTTCATGCAGTCCGGTATTCCGGTTTACACGGCTTTTGAAACGCAGACCGCACTTGAAACCATAACCGGAGAACGTACAGCACCTATTCCACCGCGCAGAACACGGCAAATCGGCGGTTTTACAGTAACACCATTTAATGTACCGCATGACACAGAAATCGAGTGCTATGGCTATTTAATCGAGCATGAGGAAATGGGCAAGCTGTTATTCTTGACCGACTTGGAATATTGCAGATATGACTTTTCCGGCATAAAGGTTGAGCATATCATGGTCGAAGCCAATTATAGCATGGACTTGGTAGACAGGAATACGCCAAATTATGAACACCGTTTGAGAGGTCATATGAGCCTTGATACGGCACTTAAATTTATTCAGACGAACGACAACCCAGCTTTACGGAATGTCGTATTAATACACTTATCGGACACAAGCGGAGATCCCGCGTTATTCCTAAAACGAACGAAAGAAGCAATTGAATATGGAGCGAATGTTTATGTTGCAGAAAAAGGGCTAGAGGTTGATATGAACCTTTGTCCGTTCTGATTGGTTGAAACACCTTGGCGAAAGCCTAAAAGAAACTATCTTGTTTGGCGAATAGTTATCACAAACCTTATTGAAAGCCATGTTTTGGCGGTGCGTTTATCGTGCCGCCCTTACAAAAGATTGGAGGTAAAAATTGAAATTATGCGAATACTGTATGGCTGAATTTGAGCCGAAGCGACCAGATCAAAAATACTGTAGACCAGAATGCGCAAAAAGATCTGCGCAGTTTAGAAATTTTAAAAAGGCTGGAAGAATTGTGTATACAAGAATATGCCCGAAATGTGGCAGGCTGTTTATGACGATAGATGAACGCAAAGTTGATTGCCAAGACTGCATCAGCATTGACGTTAAAGAACGCTTGAGAAAGCCAAAGAAAAAGGATGATGCAATCAAGGCTGTGAATCATATGGCACGCGCTTCCGGCATGAGCTATGGAAAGTTTGTGGCTCAAATGAGCATGAAGCCATTGGAGAGGAAGTGATTGGATGGGATATAAACACGGATTATCAAATAAATGTGGTAGATTGTACCCTCTGTGGAAAAGTATTAAATACCGTTGCTATTGCAAAACTTCTCGAGACTATAAAAATTACGGTGGAAGAGGGATTGTAATGTGTGATGAATGGAAGAATGATTTTCTAAGTTTCCACGATTGGGCGATCGCAAACGGGTATAAAGAGGAAAAGACTGATAAGGGATTGAACATTTTAACCATTGACAGAATTGATGTTAATGGGAATTACGAGCCTAGCAATTGCAGGTTTGTAACAAATGCAGAACAAGCTAAAAACAAAAGAAATAGCATTCCTATAGAGGAAAAATTTTTAAAATGTCCTGTTTGCGGAAAGCAATTTGTGAAAAAGAAGAGAAATGGGCAAAAAACATGTAGCAATCGCTGCGGAAGGATTCTTTATTGCAGAGAGCATCCAAACACAAAAGACTATATGAAAATATGTCCTATTTGCAATAAATCATTTAACGCCAAAAGAGGTGGTCATTACAATGACGCGGTTTATTGCAGTAAAAAATGTAAAGATTTATCGGGTTCGCCTGTTTGGGAGCACAACGGACAAACCCATAGGGTTGTTGAGTGGGCTGAAATAGTAGGTATAAATGCACATTGCTTATTACATAGAAAGGATATGGGTTGGACTATCGAAGAGATATTAACAACGCCATTGAGAGGTAGAAGAAAATGCCGAATGTAAATTATAAGCAGCTATATGCAATAAAAAAGAACAACGAGAAACGGATATTAAGCATTTGTCCGGAAATGAAAAATCAGAGCGGAATTTATTTCTACACAAGGACTGATGAAAACGGTATATCTTACTTTTATATCGGTCAGAGCGTTGACTGCCTAGAGAGAAATATTTCACATTTATCCGGTTTTCAGCACATAGATCTTTCGATTAAAAAAAGAGGATTTTATAGTGAAGAAAATCCGTATGGGTGGAAATTGGATTTTATCCATTATCCGAGAGAGAAGCTTGATGAAATGGAACAATATTGGATTTTGGAATATACAAAGAAAGGTTATCAATGCCGTTACAACAAAACGGCTGGCGGTCAAGGCGCAGGAAAAGGAAAGATAAACGAATTTAAACCGGCAAAAGGATATTATGACGGCATTAAACAGGGCAAAAAGAGTCTTGCCAAGGAATTATCGCATATCGCTGAAAAGCACCTTGAAATCCGCTTGAAGCCGGAGAAACAGGGTAACAAAGTTTCTGAAAAGCAGTATGAGAAGTTTATGGCTTTGATTTCTGAAAATACATATGAGGAGAGTGATTAGATGGCAGAAGTCAAGTGGATTAAAATCACAACAGATGTCTTTGATGATGAAAAGATTCTGCTGATTGAGAGTATGCCGAGTGCGGATAGCATCATTACGATTTGGTTCAAACTTCTTATTCTTGCCGGAAAACAGAATAACAACGGTGTGTTTATGATGAGCAACAAATTGCCGTTTACGGATGAAATGCTTGCCACCATTTTCCGCAGAGATTTGAACACGGTAAGGCTTGCGCTTAAGGCCTTTGAAGAATTTGGAATGATTGAAGTCGTTGACAATGTGATAACGATTCCGAATTGGAATAAGCATCAAACGCTTGACGCTTATGAGAAGAAAAAGGAACGCGACAGGCTATATCAGCAGAACCGGAGAAAGAAGCAGAAAAACCTAATTGAGCAAAAATCGCTCGATAAATCGTCTGACGTCGTTGTTTCAGATAAAGAAGAAGAAAAAGAAGAAGATAAAGAGAAAGAAAATATAAAAGAAAATTCGCTGTCGACCGATTCCAGAGATTTTTTTGATTTTGACGATGCATGGAAAAAGACTTTTAATATATACCCCAAGAAAACAGCGTACAGTACCTCTAAAACAGCTTGGATGGATAAAGTGCTAGAAGTTATCGAAGAGAACCAACCGGACATTGCACGGCTGTTATACAAAGCCACAGAAGCATATTTGAGTGACTATCAAGAAAAGAATCCAGACGATACGGATTTTCGGTACATTCCAAAATATGTTGATTGGCTGAAAAATGATTGCGACTATTGGTTGCAGATTGCAGAGAAACGAGGCGATTGCAATTGACAGAAGCAGAGTTCGGAGTGATCGGGTGCGTATTGATTGACAATGATGTGCTAAATAGCATCTGGCGAACACTGAAACCGGAAATGTTTAGTTCGGATTTCGCGCAGGACACATACAAGGAAATGCTTGCCATGAATGACCGGAATGAAAACATTGATCCCATGTCTTTGTCAATGGCACTTGAGAATCACAAATACACGCAGGAGCAGATTAGCGAATTGATGAAATCCTGTATTACCGGAACAATCACTTCAACTATGGTTAAAAGCTATGCCGATGCGGTTGCGAAAGAATACAAGGCAAGAATGGTTCGTGACATGTATCAGAAATCCAGTTTAAAACCATGCGACATTGATGATACAATCAGCGATCTTCTTACAAGACTTGAACATTTGCAAGAGGGGAAAGAAGTAAAGTTAAAACCAATTAAGCAGATTTCAGTTGAGAATAAAGACAAATATTTCAACGAAAGTGTTGGAGAGGGAGGTATAAAAATCGGGTTATCGCAACTTGATGATGCACTTGGAGATCTCGAACGCGGTGACGTAACAGTAATTGCTGCAAGACCGGCAGTTGGAAAATCCGCACTCACAACGCAGATCATTGGGAATATGGCAAAAAAGGGACTTAAAGTCGCATATTTCAACTTGGAGATGATCGATAAACAGGTGTATGAGCGATTTATTTCAAGACTTGCGGAAATCGGTTTAACGAGAATCAGAAGGGCAAAAGCGTTTCTTGGTGATGAACAGGAAAAGTTTAACCAAGCAAATGAAGAAATGAGTAATTATCAATTATGGGTTGCGTCCGGTACTGTATCTCCGAGAGAGATAAAGTCAGAATGCAGGCACCAAAACTTTGATGTTATCGTTGTCGACTATCTGCAATTGCTTATGCCGGATAACAGATATTCCGGAAGAAATGAAGAAGTAGCATCAATTTCAAGAGGTTTAAAATCGGTTGCAAGAGACTTAAATACACATGTAATAGCACTTTCGCAGATAACAAGAGCTTCCGAAAGCAGAGACACAAAAGAGCCTACCATGGCAGAGTTGAGGGAATCCGGAGCAATCGAACAGGATGCATCAAACATAATTATGCTGTGGAATCTGTCAGACAATGACAAGGGAGCCAAGGGTGTAAAAATCGAGAAGAACAGACAGGGAATGACAATGCGTGAAGCAATGGAGTTTGATGGAGATCACATGAAATTTGTTGAAATCGAAAAACCATTCAATGATGTCGTTGCGGAAATCAAAAAGAAAGAACGTGGGGACGGATTCAAGCCATACAATGGCGATTGTCCATTTTAGAGGTAGCAGCTATGGCAAGTGCAAAGATTGAAAAAGGTTCAGAAGAATGGCTGGTATTCATGGATTATTGGCAATTCATTCAGAAATACTATTCCCCGGACAACACTGATTCTTGGTGGGATGAAGTTATAAAAGCCGGAGAATCATTGATAAACAAATACAAAGGCATGGGGATTGAAGAGCGTGCAAGACAGCTTGTATTGAGTCATTTTGCATGGTTGGAAATCACATACAGAAAGGAGAAATCAAAGAAATGAGCAATGCGTTGAGACGGAATAAAAAGCCAACATTTTACACAAAACAGGAAATGCGGATTATCGGGCAAAATGATTTTGAAAAGAGAAATGCCGATAAGGTTATATCAAAATCTTACAAAGATTTCGTTGTAATCGGTTACATCATTCTGCATGACAAATTCGGGTTCGGACAGGCAAGAATCATCCGGTTGCAGGATTTTTTGAAATCTTACTTAGATGAAGCAGCATCCGGTGGAAATACCGGAAAGGACTTGTCTGTTTATCTGAAAAGTAAATACGAAATCGACATCAAAGAGGAAGTCGGGAAAATTCCACAGAGACAGTTAATGAACCTGTATGCAAAGAAAGGTTTCTGCATCGAGCGTGAAGCATACAGGCTTTCCAGCGCATCTTTGTTTAACTATTTTGCGCTGACACTTACGATTCTGAAAAAGGAGTTTAAGATAACAGCGAAACAGTTGCAATATTTCTTGGAAAAATTCATCGACTACATTGACACACTGGATAATTACAAGCAGTTTCAGTTGACGGTGCCGATGATAGCGCAGAGTTTGGCGGATGAGATTAAGTTTGTATGTGATTTGGAGGTTTAATATGACGAATAAAGAAAAATATGCGGATAAAATCATTGATATTACAGTAAGTAAACTTGCACTCAAAGATGGCGAGCCTGTTCCATGCGCAGAGATGAGATGTTCAGAGTGCGGATTCTATATTTCTAATTATTCATGTAAACATAAAATGCTGGAATGGTTAGATTCAGAATATGTTGAGCCGCCTGTTGATTGGAGTAAGGTTGCAGTCGATACGCCGATTTTGGTAAGAGATCATGAAAATCGCGAATGGACTAGAAGACATTTTGCAAAAATCAAAAACGGAACGGTGTTTGCATGGCGCGCTGGGGCAACGTCTTGGAGCGAGGACGATGAAGAGACTATTCCGTGGAAATATGCCAAGCTGGCAGAAAGTGAGGAATAGGATGGAAGGAAATGTAGTAAGCAACCTTTGTTCATTGCCAGCAACGGATTTGAATTTTACATCAGAACTTAATCGGGCAACGGCATATGAGATTAAGCAGGCAATCGAGACAATGAAACAAAACGGTGGGAAAAATAAAGGAAGGATTAAAGCCTGCGATAGAGAACTGGAAAACAGAAGACTTACGAAAAAAGATAAGCATGGAAAGTATGTCTCTAAGGAGCATTTAAGCATTCTTTGTAATACATTTTCATCGGAACATAGGCTTAAAGCCATTCTGAACAAGCTTGGGGAATACGAAGATGCTGAACGGCAGGGGTTGCTTTTACAGTTACCATGCAAGGAAGTGAACAGAATGGATAACAAGTGGATTCCGGTGAGTGAGAGACTGCCGGAATGCTGCGGATATCCCGTTTTGCTTACAGTTGAAAATAAGTTTAATCAAAGATTTGTGTGCAAAGCGTTCACTAATTACATGAAAGATTGCAAGCCATTATTTTATACAAACGAAAAGGAATACTGTAAGGAATTGGCTTCGAGCAAATTAAGTAATGCCTGGAAACCGATAGCATGGATGCCAATGCCGGAGCCGTATAAAGAAAGTGAGGAATAGGCATGGAGAGATTAACAGAGCGGACAGCAGTTGGAATATTAGTAAAAGAAAATTACGAGAAAAAATCCTTAAAAACCTTGTATTCGTGCTATGGCGAAAATCCTAATCCATATTATTCCAACTGTGAAGAAGGTTATTGCGCAATGGAGAAGTTAGCGGATTACGAGGATGCAGAGGAACAGGGCAGGCTTTTCAAGTTGCCTTGTATGGATAAATTTCTTGAAAGTGTAAGCAATCAAGACTTTGATGGAAGAATATCGGAAGTTGTTGAAATGCTTGAGAGAAAACAACTCTTCGGAACTATTAGTCTGATAAAAGATTTGAAATATTACCTTGACTTAGCCATAGAAGAAAAAGCACACACTTGTAAATGTCAGCATAACAGCAATTCAATAGATAATGAGCATTGTTGTGGATGCGATAGCAAAGTTTCAGAAAATGATGATACAAAAAACAAAGTTACATCTCTGGAAATTATCGTAAGGATGATAGACAACAAGCCATATTACGAAATCAAGTACAAAAAAGTCTGCGAAGATTATTACCATGTAGGTTACAGTTCATTCAATATTGATAATGTATTGAAATGGCGTGATGAGTGTTTTGAACTTGTTGATGCGAAAGCGACCAATGCCGACAGGATAAGGAATATGTCGGATGAAGAGTTAGCAGAGTTTCTTTGCAAAGTAAAATCAGATTATCAGTGGATGGAACATGAATTTCCGAGCGAAGAAGAACACGGCGAGTGGGAAGAATGGCTTCAATCAGAAGCGGAGTAGGAGAGAATATGGAAGATAGATATTTATTCCGCGGAAAGCGGATTGATAATGGCGAATGGGTGGAAGGATATCTGTCATACCCATTTTGCACGAAAAAGGGCAACGAAA